ATTTAAGTTTCAGGGAGATGCCAATAATCTTATAGATTGGAACATTTCTGAAGCTAATACCTTAACGATAAAAGGAAAGGTAGTGATTCAGGGTGGTTCTGGTCTTGCCAATTTATCTGATGCAGGAGATTTAGCAACTTTAAGTGTTATCGGAGATGCCTATATTACTGACCTGTCCGTCAACAAACTCACCGCCGGAACGATCACCTCTAAAGCCGTTACCCTGGCAGTTGACCCAGGGGCCGGAGACGTATTTTTCAATGCGGGGAAATGTTTTGGGAAAGGGACTAAGATTTTAATGTATGATGGCTCTATTAAAAAAGTCGAGGATATTGTAATCGGAGACTTAATTATGGGTGATGATTCAACCCCTAGAAAAGTATTAAATCTTGGACGTGGACAAGAAGAAATGTATAAGATCACTCTTAATAATGGTGATAGTTTTGTATGTAATAAATCACATATTCTTTCTTTGAAAAGGCATTATTTTCATTGTCGCAAAAAAGAAATGTATATAACCACAAAGAATATATCTGTAGCAAATTATCTATTGTCGTCTGATTCATTTAAACATGGATACAAGGCATATAAAAATTCAGTTGAGTATCCGCACAAAGAGGTCTCTATAGACCCATATTTTTTAGGCTTATGGTTGGGTGATGGTACTTCTAATTCAGTTGCGATTACCACGGCAGATAAAGAAATAATTGATTTTTTACAAGGATATGCTTTTGAGCTTGGTTTGGAGTGTCGCCTTGATGTTTTGCCAAATAATAATGCAAAATATGTGCGCATAACAACAGGATATCAAGGAGGCAGGCATAAATGGTCACTCCAAAAAGAATTAAGAAAGTTAGGCGTGCTTGGGAATAAACATATTCCAGAAGAATACCTTGTAAATGATCGGGAAACCAGAATGAAACTTCTCGCTGGATTGATAGACTCAGATGGGAATATAAACAATAATAACTATGAATTTTGTAATAAAAACGAATCACTAATTGATGCTGTTAGAAGATTAGCTCTATCTCTTGGTTTTTACGTTGGAGAAAAGAGAATAAAAATTATCAAAGGAGCTAAATACTTTAGGATACGTATTGGTAGTGATACTTTTTCTGAATTACCAATAAAAATAGATAGAAAAATTATCACTAAAAATGGAAGAGTTAAAAATTATTCCCTATATTCTTTTACTGTTGAACCTATTGGGGTCGGAGATTATTATGGATTTAATATAGATGGGAACAAATTATTTCTATTACCGGATTGCACGGTTTGTCATAATACGGATTTCGTCAATTACTGGCTTATTGAAAATTGCGATGATGCCTGGAGCGAAAGCGTAGATACTGATGTGACATCGACCGCCGATACATCCGATTATAAAGCAGGTTCTGCCTCAGCTAAACTGGAAGTGGTCGCTGGGGCTTCGGCTGGCGATATACTTGCTACCGAAGCCATAACCTCATTAGATTTGTCGAAAGCCTCCGAGGTAAGATTGTGGATAAAATGTTCGGTAGCAACAGCAAGCGGTGATTTGCAATTACTTCTTGATGATACCGCAAATTGCGCTAGTCCACTGGAGACTCTTGATATACCAGCCCTCTCTGCTAACACCTGGACACAAGTTACCCTGCCCCTGGCTAATCCTGGAAGTGATACAGCTATCATCTCGGTGGGGTTGAAATATGTAACGGATTTGGGGGCTTGTACTATTTGGATAGATGATGTCAAGGGAGTGAATGATGGATTTATTTTAGGCATAGACGATAGTGACTCTGATAGAGCAAAGTTTTACATCGGAAATGATGAACTATATTTAAATTGGGATGGGACACAGCTTTTACTTTCTGTGGACGCTTTTACAATACCTGTAGGTGGACAGCTTAAGATAAAAGGAGATTTTTCAGCATCTGCGGAATTAGTATTTGATAACAGCTATAACACAAAATTATATACAGAAACAAGTGGTCTAGATTTCATCATTGATGCTTATTCCGATATAATCTGTAGAATAGGCCAAACTAATGTTTCAGGTAGATTTCAAATTTATGCTAATTATTCTGGAACCAGTGGAGCATCACTATGTCTTGTTCACAACCCAAGCACTCCTGCTATAGGTGATCATCCTGGGCAGATATATTTTAAACAATCTAGTACTAATTATGGCTCTATCGTACTAGAAACAGTAAATGTAACTGCTGATACAGAAGAAGGTAAATTTAAATTTTCATTAATAGAAGGAGGCTCTACGAATCTAGCAGCTGAAATTATTGCTAATGGTGAACTCCATCTCGATGCTACTCTCACAGAAAACGCCTGGGATGACTACAACGATCTTGAACTTGCCCATGACTTCTCTCGCCACATGGCAGGCAAAGCTAATGAGGTTATCAGTCATAATCTCCATGCCTTTGATAGAGCAGGTCTTATCACAGTCAACGATGATGGCCACCATTTCATGAAAGTTAAGGCCATGAGTAAATTTTCCATGTTCTGCCATGCAGAAACATACAAGAAGCTACAAGAGACTGAGAAAATACTGCAAGTTTTATGCCAAAAACAAGGCATAACTTTAGAGGAAGCTAAACAAATAGCAGCTAATTAAGGAAGGAGTTTTTAAAATCTGTGAACAATTAACTCTATGAAAATTGTCTTTTCCGATACTTTGAAGTAAAGGGGAATGTCTGTTTTATGAAACACACGATATATACTAAAAAGAGAATGTAATACAATGGCAGTATTTATGTAGTCTCTTTTAAAACCATTATCATTCATAGTTTCAATATCGGGCGCATCATGAAAAACTTGATCTGTAAAAACATAAAAAAGTGGTTGGGCTACGCTAAAAGTTAATAATCCAATAGTATACCAATTTTGTTTGGGAATTTTAGTGTTGAGGATGGCTTCTGTTGTCAGCATGTTTGAGAGAATTCCAGCAGATGAAATAATCGCAGCATCTCTTGATGATTTGGTATCAAACGTAAAACGTGTTGGCGAATTCCAATGCAAATCTGTATCGGTTATTTCACCAGCAATAAAATGACCACTCTCATGAATTGCGAGACCTGTTATAGCTCCAAGAGAAAATTTTATATAATCGGAGGGTTCGGCTGTAACACTTGCAGGCAGGAAAAAAAGTAGCAAAGTTATAAGTGCTTTTTTCATAGGATTATTATACACACTTTAAACAAGAAAGTCAAGAAAAAACCTTTAAGGCAAAGAGGAAAAATGTCAAACACCATTAAAATAACCAACGAGCAGATAAGCTTAGTCAACTACTGTCAGCTAAGGCAGACAGCTTGTCCTTCCAGGTTTCGTGTCAAGCCACGCAGGAGAACGGAGGACGATAGGTTGATTGACTGCAACCCTTCTTAAATAGCATATAGCGTTTAAGAAACAAACAACCGACAGCTTGATAGGTAAATCTTAAAAAAGAAAGGAGGAAGGCTGATTCTACAGATTATAAACCTCTGCCACCTGAAGGAGGCAGTCTCCTCGGCCTAATCCGAGATGAATGAAAAAGGATCGGTGAAAACCAATGTCCATTGAACATATACTAGAAGATGCTACCAAAGAACAATACATAAAAAAGACCAACAAAAACTTCAACTTTCTTGACGGCAGATACAAGAAATATGACATCTCGGCGGAAGAAATCGTTGCCATAATAGCCAGTTGTTCTTTAGACACAAAAATGCTCAGAGATGTGGGGTTGGGCAATACTATATCAAGCTATACCAACTGGACGCACGAAAAAGCCTATGATGCCTACTCCATCTGGAAAATAGCTGTATCCAATTATGCACATAACGTGATTAACCAACTGTATCTTGATGGTGCTCCTTTGACATACATGGGACAGGCAGCAAGTGTAACCTTAACCAGTTTTGACTATGTATTGTTTTATGACGGTGCAACTTATACGGACAACTCTACAGAAGCAGCGAGTGAAGAGGGAACTCCTTTTACCGTTCTTGCTGAAACAGATGACTATCTTTACATTATTGACAGTTCTACCTTTGGTAAGATTGACTTTGCCTTTTCCCAATGGGGAGCAAATGTTACTCTTAAAGTAGAATATTCAAAAGGCAGTGGTGTATGGGGAGAACTGTTAAGCACAGCAAACAACTTAGTTGATAATACCAATGATTTTGCTAGCGATGGGTTGATAGAATATACCCCTCCGTCAGATTGGGCTACAGATACAGTTGATGCAAAGACAGGATACTGCATAAGAATATCCACAACTACTTCACCTACTACCGTACCAAAAGCTTACTATATTACTCCTGGTGATTCTGTATATTCTCTTCTCAGTCTTAGCAATACCCAAATACAGGATACAGACTGGGCATGGTGTTATTACGGTGGATATGTCTACATTACTATACCCAACTATGGATATTCAGCGTATGAAGGGCAGGACTATATCAAATCTACTTCCTCAGATGCCAATTTGAAGAATTTCTTTGTCTATAATCATCAATATACGATTGATCATGAGGATAGTACATATTTGAGTTATTTGGGTAGTCATTCATATTTATCCTACGATGATGCTACTTTATCTGGAACTCCGATAGTTCTAAGATTTGCATGTTGTGCAAATTATTATTATTGCAAAGCATATCCAACAGTATCCTCATTGGCAAATAGTATAAGCACAGAGTATATAAATAACCCTTATTCCATTCAGGATACTACATTGTCTGGCACTCCAGTAATTTTTGAATATGTGAGTGGGAAAAGCAGATACTATTTTAAGACCTACCCAGAAGCAACAGGTATTATATATGATGCCGGAGACTTAATTGTGCGGCGATTAAATGCTCATCCAGATGCAACCTTGTCTGGCACACCAAGGATCGCAAAAGTGGAAGTAAATGGGACTTCTTATTATTTTAAAGTATATCCTAATAATTCTTTGATTTAGGAGCTCAGCAACAGTTGATAGAAACTAATCAAAATCTATCAAAACTTAGGAGGTGAAAATATGAAAGGCTATCCCAAGTATATAGCAACAAAACAAGATTTCTTGAATCTTCTAGAAGTAGATGAATTTAAGGCCAAAGCAATAGAAGATATGAAAATTATTTACAATTTGGAGGATGATAAAGCTATCCGTGTTGTTTCTGGCTCTGAAGAAATTGAAGATCTGGTGACAGAAAAGGTTGATAACCCGATGCCATTGTGGAAGATAAAAGGATTCGGGAGTAGGGAGGAAATAGCACAAATCATCATTGGAAATGGAGGTAGTCTATCATGAGTAATGCTAAAGTAGTAAAAGATATGTCTGACAACATCAAGGCAGCAGCCATCCTGGCTAATTTCTATCTCAACAAGAACGACAGATTGTTGGAAGCACATTCTAGCGATCATGGCAAGATTGTGTTTAAGGGAAGCAATCTTGTCCCATTAAAAATCGGGGATAACTGGTTTTTTACGGATACTGATGTTGATATTAGTACAGCTACAGACCTTGACACTGGCACGATAAGCAATGGCAAGGATTATTATGTATATGCATGTGACGATAACGGAAGCCTGGCATTCAAGATTTCATTGAATAGTACCTATCCGTCAGGCTTCACGGCGAATAATTCACGTAAGATTGGAGGCTTTCATACTCTCTGCGCAGATGCCGATCCCCCGGACTGGGCTGCATCGACTGCATATAGCGAGGGAGACTTCCGAGCCCCTACGACCGATAATGGATACTGGTATGAGGCCACTGTGGCGGGGACTTCGGGGGCCTCTGAACCAACATGGCCTACTACACCAGGAGATACCGTGGTTGATGACACTGTGACTTGGACGTGTAGAGAACACGATCTAGCCAATTATTATGCCAATGATATATTGCCCGCTTCGATCTGGGACCTTAAACATCGTGCCCGCAATAAAAATATGAGCAATGCTGGCCTGGCCTGGGACGACGGGACCAACGGCTGGGAAATGATATACTTGGGCTCTGACGATAGCGCTGGTGGAGTTCAAAGTGTGTATGGTGCCACTATTCTTGATAACATTAACTGGATGGATTACGTTGACAGGCTGGTAAAAGTTGGGATGATAATGGAAGACGACTTAGAATTTCAATCATTAGCTCGTGGTAGCAATGAAGAAACCAACATCTCTGGATCAGCCGATCCTGTAACTACTGGTGGCCATTCTGATACTGCTGGCCGACGTATGATCTCTAATATTGGTTGTGAGGATTGTTGTGGGGTGCTGTGGCAATGGCTAAGAGATCAATCGTTTCGAGTGGATGGTTTGCCCGATACAGGAGATCCGTCCTGGGCTTGGTATGATCTCCCAGGCACAAAAGGCTTATTGTATAAGCAAGGGACATATGGTGATGTGAAGCTGCTGGCGGGCGGTTATTGGAATAGTGGGACGTATTGCGGTTCCCGGGGTCGTTCTGCGTATAACTATCGCTGGCATACGTATACGAATATCGGCGGTCGCGGGCGGTCGGAGCCACTATAAATCGAGAGAGCGTAACACGGGAATTTTGGAGGCTGACAGGTCATGAAAGTGCACTGCTGGCGGGCGGTAATTGGAATAATGGGACGAATTGCAGTTCCCAGAGTCGTAATGCGAATAACTATCACTGGAATACGAATACGAATATCGGCAGTCGCAGGCAGTCGGATCCAGGACGGAGCGATACTCCTGGCTGGATCTGTCGGCCCTGTCAGGCATAAGTCTGGCAAAACACAAAACGGAGGATGTAGGGTAGTTAGTAGGATAGTCGAAAGCTACCCATATCAAAAAGTTTTATGAGAAGGCACGGCAACCTATGGCCTAAAATAACCAATGTTGACAATATTTATCGAGCCTATTTATCTGCTCGCAAAGGCAAGGGGTGGCAAAATACGATTAAACGATTTGACAGAAATTTTGATGAGAATCTTTTCGCTATTCAGGATTCATTAACAAACAAGACTTTCACAACATCTCAATATAAAGAAAAGATTATTTATGAGCCAAAGAAACGTATTATCTATAAATTGCCGTTCAATCCAGATCGAATTGTGCAACATGCTTTGATGAATGTGGTAGAGCCTATTTGGGATGCTATGTTTATTTCTGATTCATATGCTTGCCGGAAGAGCAAGGGAATTCATGCCGGAAGTCGGCGTACAATGGAGTTTATTCGTAAAAATAAATATTGCCTGAAGATGGATATCTCTAGATTTTATCCCTCTGTGGACCACGATATTTTGTATGAGATCATTCAACAAAAAATTAAATGTCCTGATACATTATGGCTAATTAGAGACATTATTTATTCATGCCTAGGCGGCAAAAATGTACCAATTGGCAACTATACGAGCCAATGGTTTGGGAATTTATATATGAATGAATTAGACCAATTTCTAAAGCATGAGCACAAGACAAAACATTACATCCGTTATTGTGACGATTTTTGCCTGTTCCATAATGACAAGAAATGGCTTGGTGATATGGCATATCTTATAAAAGAGTTTTTAATGGCCAGATTGAAGTTATGTTTGAGCAAATGTGATTTATTCCCAGTATCCCGAGGTGTTGACTTTCTGGGATATAGACATTTCCCAAAATACATCTTGGTTAGAAAGAGTACAGCAAAAAGAATCAAGAGAAGATTAGAGAAGCTGCCAGACATGTTAATTAAAGGTCAAATAACACTAGACCAATTTAGATCATCTTTAGCATCTATTATGGGTTGGCTAAAATGGGCTAATGCTTATAATTTGAGAAAGAGACTGAAGTTGGATGAACTACAGGAGATATTGAATTATGCACAAAATCAAGAAACGTTTTAGTGATTTTGCAAAAGGCCATCAACCCTTAGAAGGATCAAAATGTAGCATCAACGATGTATTGAATAGGGAGATTCTAATTTTGAATTATCGTCTCGGTGCAAGCAAGTATTCACAGACCCCTTGCCTTACTCTACAATTTATGCTTGATGAGGAGAAACATGTGCTTTTTACCGGTTCAACAGTGCTTATTGAGCAAATCGAAATGTATAAAAAAGAATTGCCATTTTATGCGACCATTAAGAAAATAGATAAGTATTATACTTTTATATGATTTTTGTGATATGGAGACAAGATTATAAATAATCAAGGACAAACAAATGGCTGGAGAATTCTGTTCTGAACATTCGAGTTTTAGTGAAACTTTAGGTATGATAAAGGAAAGCGTGGAGAATCTTGATAAAAAGACTGATTCTATTAACGCAAAGCTTGACCAGTTTCTTGAAAATAGGATTAAAAACGGCCTGTTTAAAGGCGAGATAGGACAAAAAGTGTCTCACCTTGAGAAACAAACGTCAAAGTTATGGGAATTGTGGGACAATAAGATTTCCAATGGATTGGTCAAGGTAGATGTGCTATCTGGAAAGGCAAAGATAGTTATAGGGATTTTGGGAGCTTTTGGAATAGCTATTTTAACAGTAGTTGCCGACAAAATTGCAGATAAGTTATTGGGATAAACTACCCCGTAGTAAGCTGGCGGGGCATTGCAGTTCCAGGAACGGGAGCAATAGCAACATCAGCATGGACTGCGATAGGCTGGTTTACGACAGCCCTTTGAGAAATATTGATTGCGCCATTTATGTCGGCATTTAGGGAGAAACCACATTGCTTACAGACAAACTTAGATTGAGATCTTCGGTTGGATTTAGAAATATATCCGCATTGACTACAGGTAAGACTAGTATTCCGTGGGTCAACAGCGATTACTGGAACCCCTGCAATCTGTGCCTTATATTCGATAAATCTTCTAAGTTCGTTAAAAGCCCATTTTCCAAATTGTTCTCTTTGTTCTTTCCTAACCGTTTTCCTTCCGTTGAAGCCTTTGAGGTTCTCAAGGATAATGGCACGGGAGGTGTCTTTCGCAATTTGAACAATTCTTTTGGAAATGATGTGGTTCACGTGCTTCTTAAATCTTCTTTCTTTACCGGAAAGCTTTTTAAGATGTCTTTTGGCAGACTTAGAATTACGTTTCTGCAAGGATTTTTTAATCTTGGCCATACGTTCACGCACGGTGTTAACTTGCTTACCAGAGAAGGTTTTTCCATCAGAGGTGGTAGCAAGATTGACAATGCCAAAATCTACACCAAGCGTTCCTTTGGGGTCAATCGGTATCCCATCGGGGAGTTCTACGCAAAGGTAAAGAAAAAGATTGTTTTTCTTGTAAATAAGATCAGCCTGTCCTCGAACTCTTCTTTGATCAAGCTTGGCATATTTACCAAAAACGATAGGGATTTTGAACCTACCATCAAGACTGAGAATGCTAACAGTGTCGAGACCCTTAAAAGAAAGAATCCTTTGATCATAGACAAGTGCCGAATGTTTTTTAAAAATATGCAGAGTTTTCCTTTCGGCACGATAGGACTCAGAAACTTTGCCGATTGCCCTAACGGTCAACTGGGCAGAAAGTTTATATTTGTTTCTGACTTCCCGATAGCAAAGATGGTGTAAACCTACTTGGCCAAAGGTTTTTTTCTCGAAAGCTATTTGGGAAATATAATTACAAGCTTCATTGAAAACCTCAATGGTTTTAACGAGAGAGTCTTTCTGTTCTTGAGTGGGAAGCAATTTAACTTTCACGGTGAGTTTCATAATTATTATAGTAATAAATCTTCAATAGTTTGTCAAGAAAAAATTTAAAAAAAGGAGATAGGCTTTTCCTCCCCACTGCAAGTAATGGGGTTTCCAAAGCCTAAAACACATGAAACACGGTCTTATAGTCAAAACTGAAAATACTAATAGATACCTGGCCATTCCTGGTGAAGCAGATCATCTTCAGGCTAACCATTCGTTCAATGGCCACGGCGAATACTTTTATTGTGTCAACCCTGTTTTAACAAAGACCAAGGGTTCTGAAATAGTCAATCCTCAATATTTCAAGCAAGTAGAAAAGGTAGTAATACCCTTCCTGCTAAATGAATCTGCACGTAAAGACTATAGTAAACGACATGCTGATGCTGTTTTGCGTGATGACAGAAGGAAAATAAAAGATTGGTGTAAGACCCTCTTGCAAGATTTCCATCTCGGTGAAATTAGCATAAGAGATGCAGGAGACGATGTATACTGTATCATCACACTACCCGAACCAGTAAAAAAAGATAAAGAAGAATTTATTAATAAATTTCATGGCTTTTTATCGTGGTTGAGCGAAAAATATTCCCCATCACCCTTCAATCTATATTCTATCTCTGATTCTCCTGTCTGGAACGTAAGACTCCTTTCAAGTCGTAACCCACATATCTATGGTATTCCCAAGACTACAGAGGAGACCTTTTTCCTTGAAGGAGGGAATGATTTTACAAGATTCATACTGGAAGAAAGGGCTATTAAGCCAAAAGACGAGATAGAAAAAGAGATTGATGAATACAACAGAATGATTAGCATTGAAACGGTCTTAAAAAAATGGGCTAAGGAGTGTTTTACTAAAAGTAAATCTGATTCCGCAAACAAAAAGATCCTCTGGCTACCCTGCCCTATTGCTTATCTGAGAACAGGGCAAATGGAGGATGAATACAACTTTTTTATTAATATCAAAGAGAATACCTTTAGAGATGAGCATAGTGCTCAATCTGGAAGTCCCCTGGATTTGATTAATACTCTGCTTCATTTCAAGAAGAAAAAAGGAAAAATAGAGAAAGACTTTGTTAAATATATAACAAAAGAGGATTTCATAAAGAACAAGGACCGAATAATAAATATTACACAGGAGAGTGAAGAGATTAGAGAAATACTAGAAAGGGAAGATGGATATTATAAGCTAGTGAAAGGGAAAACATGGGTCTCTTTTACTAATTTCACAATGAAGTTAATAAAAAAGGTGGAAGTTGCAGGAGTAGAAGAAACAAAAAGAACCTTTCGGTTAAGGAATAACAGGGAAGAAAGAACTATCGAAATAGATTCTAAAACTATGTCAGATCCAGGCAGGTTCAAGACTAGAATACAATCTGTTGGAGATTTCTTTTTTCGAGGTAATGCAACAGATTTAACCACAATGTTTGAGTTAGTATGCCAAAAAGCCAATATTCCAGTTGTAACAGGCATTGGTCAATACGGATATTTCAACAAGAATGAAAAACACTATTATATTACAGACAATCTGCTCATAACTAAGAATGGTTTTTATCCTATTTATAGAGATGGTAATTTTTATGTTGATGGTGAAAGATTTTGTCTTTCTCTCGACCCTAATCTTCCTGGTGGAGTAGATAATATCAGAATGGAATATAAGCCACAAATTAATGATGAGATAAAAAGACTTTTAGATATTCTTTTAAGCAAAATACCCCAATCACGAGGTAATAAACAGTTTGTTCTTGCGTTTGGATGGTTATTTGCTACTCCCTTTGCAGAAATTATCAAGAAAGAATATGACTACAGGTTCCCCTTTCTATTTATCAACGGCATGACAAATGAAGGCAAGTCAAAGCTTGGTGAACTAATGACCTATTTCTCTGGTTTTGTTCCTCATTCTGGTATAGACATACAGGATACAAGTGCCACTGCATTCAAACAGTCAATATGTGCATACAATTCTTTTCCCCTATTTTTTGACCAGTTTGAACTGAATAAGAACCCCGAGAAAAGAAGGGAATACGAAGACATGCTAAAAGGGCTATACGATGCCTCATACTCAAACAAAAGTAGTCCATCAGGGCAGATGAGAAGCATTACTCCCCAAAATGTCTGTCTCTGTATTGCCGGTGAAGAGATGACGCAATCAGCAGCATCAAGAAACCGAACGGTCCAGATTCAGATGTCGAGAAATCAACAGGATAGATCGGCGGAACTATACAACACCATCTTGGATAATCAAGGAAGATATACTCTTTTAATGTCTCATTACATTCGATGGATATTTAGCCAGAATATTCAAAAGAGGATAGATAGTCTTAGAGGAATATCAAAGACACTCATTTTAAGGACTCAGGGCAGTGAGGTAGACAGGGAAGTTAAAAATTACTCTGTTATTGTTTGGGGGTATAAAAATATCCTTGATTTTGCAGAATATTATGGAGTGCTAACAGAAAAAGAAAAGGAAGGAAAAATAGGGGAAATGTGGAGGGTTGTAGGTGAGGCATACAAAGAACAAATGCAAGACAGCGAAGAGGTTAAGATTACGACCCAATTTATAGAAGATTTAAATGTAATGGCATACAAAAAGGTTTTACGTCAGAACATAGATTACTGGATAATCACGAATGGAAACAAAAAAATAATAGCATTAAAATTCAGAAATGTGTGGAATGAGTACACACGTTACTACAGGCGGGCAACGGGAAGTAGTGTATTGTTCAAACAAACAGACATTAGAAACGCTCTGAAAAATGAAGGGATATCTCTAGGAAGTTATCAATTAGATCTCCCCACTCGACAACAACATAAGAGGACAATGCTAACTAAAGGGCATTTTGTGATGAAGATAGACCCTTCTAAGCCTTATCCTGGAGCATGGAGGGATTTTGTGTCAACTACCCCTGAATAAATTCAGGGGTAGTTGATACACTCTATAAGCGTGGCTTCGCCGATCCCAAAAATGCATCTCCATGAGTTCAAGTATTCTCCTTTCCCAACCACTCACTCCCTACCTCTGTTATTTTCCTTCCCCTTGGGGTTGCTTCTGCAAACCCCAAATCGAATAACAATTCCTCTGTTTCCTGGAAGGTAACGTCAGGGAGTCTCAAGGTTTTTCTTAACGTAGTTTCTCCTGTCGGTCTGCCGACACTATTTAATTTCTGTAAATACCTGATGTCATCAAGTGTGAGGCCGTATTCGTAGATTTTCTTTCTCTCCTGTAAAACCTCTTTCGCAAGGGCATACGTTGCATACTTCATATCACGTACAAAGGCATACTCCCATATCTCTTTCGTATTATGAATTGCTAATCTAGGGTTCAATCGGCTACGTTCTGCTATCAATCTGATTGCCCCATCATCAAATTCCTTGTCCGTCTTTTTGCAGAAATTTCTGACTATCTTTTCAATCTCCAGCGTGCTATATTTTGCCAGGGTATAAACTCTAAATCTCGATCTAATAGCTTTGTCTTTTATATCCTGGTCTGTAGCTCCAATCACCGTAAAGGGAGGTAATTGATGAGACCAGGGGCGTATTCTCTTCATAGTTCCGTCATCCATTTTTAGGAGGTTTGTTTTGAAGATATGCTCCTCGATTAACGGCTTCAAGGTTTCCCTGACCATAGCAGTATTGCCATCCAGGGCGTGTATTTCATCAAGAAACAGGATCACCTTCTCATCTCTTTCCTCTAACCACTTAGCCATCCGTGTTACTGTATGGTATATGTCTGTCATATTTGACATAGTGGTACCGTTCATATCAAAGAAACAATACCCCATTTCTTTTGCTATGATACGTGCCAGTGAAGTTTTTCCTGTACCAGCAGAACCCAATAAAAGAATATTTCCTAACGTGTTGTCAGTACGTCTGGCAAACTCACACGCTACCCTTAGAGACTCAACTACATCCTTATTCCCGATGAATTCAGACCACCCCTGGGGTCTTTCATCCGAGATAAGAACCTCATCTTTTTCAATATCTTCATAATAGTCATCTTGTACATCAACTCTGGTTTTATCCTTCCTATTGACTAATTTATATAACCCCCAAGTAGCAAGTCCAGTTAAACCAAGTTCAATTATCATTAAACCGCCTCTCTTTCAATGTCTCTCCACAATGTGGGCAGAAATTGACACTCTCCTGAATAAATTCAGGGACTTTCTGGCTGAGACTCTGTAAAAGTTTCTTCAACTACCTGTTTACAAGACTTGCATTTTTTCACTTCCCCCAAACAGGCATTAATAAGGTCTTCTTTCCTAAAATCAGTATAGGCTGAGATAGTATTAATGTCTTTGTGTCCTAGCATTGGAACCAATTTCCAGGGGCTACTGTCTCCATAGCTTCCATTCAGAAACATCGTAACACAGTGATGTCTCATTACCCTGGAAGTAAACATTTTTTGCAATCTCTCATCATTGGGGAAGACTTTTTGTATTGCTCTTTTGAAGATTCTTTGCATCCCCGAAGTAGAGTACATGTTTCTACGGGGTTTATAGGTACTGTGATAATACTCCTCGGTATGGGAATTGGCCACAAGAAGATATGGAGAATCAACATTTATTGGTCTTTCTTGCTCGATATATGCTTTGATAAGCCTCAACCTATAATCTGGAGGATCAAAAAATTTATTAACCAGAACAGGGAATTTATCTTCTTTGCCTTTTACCTTTTCTTTGACTAGAGAAACCATCCCCGTTTCAAAATCAATATCATCTAATTCTATTTTAGGGAGTTCCTCTATTCTAAAATACTGGTCACACAAATTGACTACCACTAGCTCTAGCAAGGTCAATCGGTTAGAATAAAAGATCTCCTGGAAAAGATGTTCCGGTGGTAAAGGGGTTCGTCCTCTAGGTGTTTTTGGTTTTGACCTTCCATTCAAAGATGAATCCCTGTAATACTGTTTAGTCTGGGTTGCAGGATTATGTTCGATTTGACCCTCATCCATCATCCATGCGTAAAATATCTCCAGGTTAGTCATGAAATTGGGGATTGTGCAGGTGCCAAAATGCCAGCATTTTTTTTCTTCCTTTCGAGTTTTATAGAAAATATAATTTTGTATATCTTCTATTCTAACATTTTGAAAAAGCGTATCCCCCAAGAAACGGGCAAACCCATTCAAAAAGACTCTCCGTTGATCTATTGTGTTACGAGCAAAACTACCGTTGATTGCTCGTACCTGCTCGTTTTTCAAAAATTTTTCTATATTATATTTGTTCTGTGGATGCATAGTAGACACCTCCGTTACAAAAAATTCTTATCAACCACAATCATACCTGTTGCTATTGCTTCGACAAAACCCCAATAATCTTCCAATGAACCACTTCCTGTAGTTATTCGTGTTGTTTTCTTGTTGTCTGCACAGAAGATTTCAAAAAACCAAAACTGAGCAGGATATGCCTCAACCCATATTTTTATCTGTGAGCCATTTTCCATTTTGACTTCACCAACATAATGTCGTCGATGAGTTTCAATAATAAAAGGTTTTAGATTAAGCCTTTTAAAAAGTGGCATATCCTTCTGATAAGTTTTTGTTTCATTAATGCTTTTAAAAAGTGAATCAATTCTATTTTGTGTATTCATAAATACCCCCTCTTTAACCATCCCCTTTCTCCCTCCCCGAAGGGAGGGGATGAAATTAACACTTCTCCATAGCAATTATCTCACTACTGCTTATTTTCTGAGGTTTGCTTCCTTTCCAGTCGCATACCCTGTAAAAATTGTAAAAGAAACTATAACAGGTATATATTACCTCCCCTGACATACTCACTAGGGAACCTATTATATTAGCTCCCTTAGGGACATTAGGGTTCCCTAGGGTTTGGTTAGGATACCAACCATTTTTCATTTCCGCCTCCTTTATATCCATCCTGGGGGTTTGGGATAAAAAACATTTTGACCATCAATTATTTCCTCAGTAATGTTTTGCCAGATTTCGCCAGGTGTTTTTTCCAGCTCATTTGTCTTGAGCCAGCCAGAGTCCGTGAGAATCGCTGCCCATCTATTACGTTTACCGGAATAAAACAAATGGACAAATCCTCCTTTCCCTTCCTCAGGATAAACAAAATAAACAACCCCATCTATAATGGCTGGGACAATAATTGAACCATCATCGTCCTCTAAAACCATCATTTGGGTTGCAGTGGTACCCTCTACGGCAAACAACTGGTGGCTGTTTTTGTAATATCGCAAATCCGATGTTTGCCCAAACCACAAAAAACCATCACTATTTTTGGCTGATTCTCTCTCCTCCTCAATCCGTTTTTCAATGATGTCCCTGTGTTGTTCTACCATTTTAATTATTTCAGCAATACTAAAATGATTTCTTTTCATCTCCCTACCTACCTCCTTCTCCCTCCCCGAAGGGAGGGGATAAAAACTAGCCCCCCTCTGATGGTGAAAAATATCTTTTCCCATCGGTCGTTTCCGTGAATCCCCATTCTGCCAGTCTTTGAAGTGCCTCTTCTTTCGAAGGGTATCTTTCCCATTTTGTTTTGGGGCGCGACAGATGCTTTTTGCTGGGGGCAATTGTGAGACGCCCACCTATCCCACCAAAATATCTCACGTAATAATAATCTTTCATCTTTTCACCTCCTTCCCCCTTAACTGAAACATATCATATAATGATATCTTACCAGCATATTTATGATAAGATTCCCCTAGTTTTTTAATCCTTCTATTCCTGTTTCTTCTTGCCTGGTATTCGCCAACAACTTGACAATCCAATCCCCTTTCAAATTCTTCCTTTGTCATTTCTGCGTATTCAACCATCTCTCTACCTCCCCTTTCCCCTCCCCGAAGGGAGGGATTAGATTTTTAACAACTCAACCATTTCCTGAACTGTCAAGGTAGTCTTTGCCAACGGTGCCTTCGGCGTTCCACACAAAAGAAGATTACCACTCTTATGCAAAAACCAACCCTTCTCTTTTTCTTTCAATGTATTATATATTCTTTCTAGGTCTACCCCAACCTTTCTTTCCTCACTCCTCTTAACAAACCCCGCCCAATCTTTCTGGGGATTTCTGTAGATTATCAGGTCAACATGGGGATAATTGTCAAAGATGAACGAGGTCAGATTTTCCTCTGATTCGTTGATTGCTACCCATAGATTACCTATCTGGCAGACTTCTATCCAATCTTTTTGGGCAGCCATATACTTCTCATAATTATCAAAATATTTCCTAACAGATGGATACATAGCAAGGATATGAGAACGTGCAAAATGGATAAGATAAGCAGGGTCTTCATAGACTTTGTTAGCGATAGTCTTGAAGATTTGATAGATCAGGTGGTAATCATGACAAGTATCCCTGGTTACAAAGATACAAAATTTCAGGGAATTACCTCCTGTCTCCTCTTTGGTGAGTTTCATAATATCAGATCGGTGGCAGTAGTCTACCAACACACCTAAGGCAGGACTATGAATCTCCGGATGAGCATCATAGATTTTTTGACAGGTAGAGGTCTCTCCAGATTCATCATGATGGTCAATGTCCCCTCCAAGAATATCTACTACCAAAATATTATCTCCTTTAGGGAGGGGATCTGTTTGAATGGAAATAAACTCAATCTCTATCTCTCCGTGGATTTTCTCAAGAAGATAGAGAGAACAAAGACAATCTAAATCTGGGTACATATGGGTATAGATTTTATACATTTTGTCCTACCCCCCTTTCTTCCTAAATAAAAAACCCCACCTTGACAATCAAGATGGGGTTTCATATAGAGGTGCTTCCCAAAAATTAAGAAAAAATTTTATTTCAACCCTTGTTTTAATGGAGGGAAGCACCTCCATAAGATTCTTGGTAGATAATCCCTTCATTGGAACACCGTTTGCCATTGGCCTTCCAGTCAGGTCATTTTGGAGATGGCCAATCTCCTCACCTGGTCTTAGTGCCAGGGATTTCACCAAGAATTTTGATTAGATTAACACAACCCCTTCTTAGTTGTCAAGAAAAAAATCTTAATCGCCTCTCCTCGTAGGCAGCTTATGCACAATCCTACGAGTATTTGGGTCTTTTCGCCGTCTGTCTTTTCCTAACCGTGATCGAGGCTCACCACGGCCAAACGACTTAGCTTGCATGACAAAGCACGACATCATCTTGTCACGGATTCTTGGGTCATGCAGGACGCAGTGTTCTTAGGGTCTATACCCTTTCGACGCCATCCTCCTCATCCGATTACCCCTTTTTCGCTACAAAAGTAGCTAGGTTGGAGGGTCTTTCGCTCACCTGCAGGACTTGCACCCTGCAAGCTGGTTTTATCGCTCCCAACCACAGCGTGACAGTAGGGAAAACTCTCACCTCCTTTCATTTCAGGCCATCTTTAGTTTTCTGGATGGCCTTTTCTTTTCTTGAACTTCTTTTTGAATAGCCTCCATCTTCACCGTCTCAGAGGAAATCGTGGTCTCCTCCTCGATCGGCTCAGACTGGTAAGCCTCTAATATCCGTTTGTTGTATTCTTCTGTGATTGGTTCGCAGACTTTTCTACGAACCCAGTCAATCACGTCAGAATAATCAGGGCGACCAGGTCGCCAGTCTGGGAAGATAGTGGTAGTTTGTTCACAAAAGAAGTTGAATCTGTCTATTAATTTTCGAAGGTTGCACGCATTTGTTTGTGCTGTATGAGGATCAGAGGCATTCCAAAATACGACAGGACACTTCAAGAATTGGAATACTTTCTCTTTGCGACACTCGGAACAACTGTGGCAATAGAGGAAATTTTCTAATCCGCTATCGTCCATCCCCCAAACCTGGCAAAGAAATTCCAGAACTGACAGATTGGGATCAATGTTTAGAGCATTGAGATTATCCCCCTCTATCCCCTCATGCCAGAACTTGATTGTTAGAGGGGGTCTCCAAAACCCTCTCGGTTTTTTCCCCACAGTGATACTCCAGTGGAGATCACCATACTCTGCCAGGATGGCGGGGAGGGAGGGAGCAGATAGAGCCTGTTGAGAAATTTTAGTAATTTTTGCCATAATTACCTCCTTATCCACAATGGTTGCTCACAACGCAACCATTGAGTTTGAGGTTTTTTTCGTACCATTCGGCCTTCCGCCGAAAATCGGTGCACTGGCCGAGGGCCTTTTTCAAAAACTCTGTGGCGTCTTGGCAAGACTTGCCACGAAAACCCTGGGCCTCGATCTGGCATTCGCCAGTTTTGGTGTCAAATTTCAAAATTATTTCTTTCATACTAACCTCCTACTCTTATCCGCAGCTCAAGCTGTTGAGTACGGTTATTATAAGTTTCATATACAGAACATCCCTGTTTCCGTGCCTCAATTTTGGCCTTTTCTATGCCATAATAAGCACGGAGTTTGTTTAATTTTTCTATCTTGCCCCATTGGCCATTGTAATTATCGTAAGAAACATGGCCATTTTCTTTTATGCAAATGGGATACTTCCACCCTGGGAGCTGGACAAGCATCCCTTCCTCTTCTGTACTGTAGAACTTGACCTTCCCCTCAGCGAGGGTCAGGCTAAGCCTTTGGCAAGCTTGCTCAAGGGCCTGCCTGTCGTGCAACTCTATTTCTATATTCATGGTGTGGCTCATACTTTTATCCTCCTCTCCACCTTTTTTTCATGCTCGGCTTGGATGGGTGTGGGTTTCAATGTTTCTGCAAGTTTTTCCCTCAACACCTTTTCATTAATAGTTTCAACATCTTTTTCTATAGCATCATAGAGGTAGAACCCTCTATAATCGTTTTTCCACGAACCCCCTGCCCTAATTTCGAGCAAATCCCACGGCATGCTAAGATCAGAAAGCGGAACTTTGGCAGTAACAATTCCACTTTTCCAGTCATTTTCTCTTTCAGAAATAAACTCACGAGCATATTTATATTTTTTGTCTAGGCCTACAATACGAGCAATATACGCTCCGCCCTTTCGCCGTTCTCCTTGAGCTATTAATAGTTCACCCTCTAAGGGATCATTGACAATTTCTATATTACTATATCCCATAATACAATACCTCCTTTCTCCTGCTGTAGCTCAGCAGGTAGCCATTTTTATTTTCCGCCCGCTCTTTTGGGCCTGCCCATCGCCGTTAGCGAGGCGGGCATTGAATTTGGCCCATTCACGGGCTTTTTCTATTTTTTCCCTATTCTGGAGATAGATGGGCTTCACATTTGTGAAAGCCTCATCCTCTCCATCATAGATTGCGGAAATTACAAATTTCTCTATTTCTGCCCCTGTCCAGCCTTCCATCTTGGAGGCTAAGGACGGGTCAAAATCGGTTCTGTAACGCTGATTCATAATAGAAAAGATCTCTTGTCGCTCGGACTGAGAGGGAAGATCCACAAAAAATACGTCATCAAACCGTCTGAGGAGAGCACCTTGAGAAATGGTCAAGAGGTCGTCAATATCGTTACAGGTGGCGATGATGTATTTAGGAGATTGAGATTCCTGCATCCAAGTGAGGAGATGCCCAAACATAGCGGATGTAGTCCCCCCATCAGTTCGATTAGAAGATTGAACACCCCCTAAGCTTTTCTCTATTTCATCTATCCACACCACACAGGGAGAAACCGCATCAATGAGATTAAGAGATTGACGCATCTTCGCTTCAGATTCACCTACAAGCGAGCCTTTGAGGCTGGAAATGTCAAGCCTTATGAGAGGAAAATCTAGGACAGAAGCCGTAACTTTGGCAGTGAGGGACTTTCCAGCACCAGGTAGGCCAACAAGTAAGATTCCTTTTGGAGTGGGGAGTCGGTCATCTTCAAACCCTCTCTTGCGGTTTTTGATATACCGCTTGAGGGGGTCAAGACCACCGAGTTGGTCTTCAGGGACAGGTTCGTATAGCTCCATGAGGCCAGATTTGCGGATGGCCTGGAGCTTTTCGGCCTCAACGACCTTCTTTGAAAAGATTTTTTCCTGCACTAGAGACAGAGCCATAGCATTCTCTGCCTCGTGCAAGGTAAGACCCTTCCCTGCACTGATAGCCCGTTCGTCTACTTGCACAGACAACTCGTTTTCCGAGACTATCCGCTGGGCAGTGGCAAGGAGATCTGAGATGGTCGGGAGCTGAAAGTCTAGGATAGTGATGTCCTTTTCCAGCTCCACGGGGATGTTGAGGATAGGCGATACAATCACCACATGGCGATCAGTCGCCTTCAGGACGGGAATGAGATTCTTCACCGTCCTGATCACTTCCACCGCCTCAATGAAGCGGTGAAAGTCTTTCAGAAAGAGGATGGAAGATTCAGGAAGGGTAGCAACCGCATTCAGCGGTGCGAGGGGGTCGGCCATTTGGCGGGATTGCCCTGTCTGGTGGTCGGCCAACCCACCGACAATGTCCCAGGAGAAAATATTATATCCCTCGGCCTCCTGGGACAGCCGAGAGATCGCTCTTGTTTCTTCATGGGTTTGCACACATAGACAGGGATACCCTGCCTGCAAATAATTATTTACGCACTTCATTTCTTTTCCTCCTCCTTCCCCCTCCCCGAAGGGAGGGAATAAAAAAAGGCATGACTGCCATAGCCGAACCTAATGGCTATGGCGGACCATGCCTTGATGAAAAATATTTTCAGTTTCGAGGTACTCATGGAAGAGCACCTGAAAAATTGGCTTGCACTCGGCCAGAAAGGACCGAGCGTCTTCTTGGCCTTCCTGGGCATCTTTCCTGGCTTGCTCCCAGACGGCCAGCCAGAGCCTCTGCTCTGGTGAAAAAATTTCAATAGGTTCCATAGTTACGCCTCCTTTTTCGGTTTTATTTCATTATACCACAAAAATTTTCTCAATAATATCAATAACTTACGAGGCCAAAACAGGGTTTTTTTACAATGTTTACATTTTTAATAAAACTCCAAATCCCCAACAATATCAACCATTTACAACGTTTTCCTCGAAAACTAGAACCATTTGGGGAAAATGGCGAAATTTTGTCAAGAAAAAAATGCAATTTTTTTAATTTTTTTTCATTTTTTTTCAAGGGAAAAAGTCTAATAATTTCAAAGAGTTACAAGCCCCAAAAGTAAGGAAAATAAATCCTGGCATGAGTGCAAAGGAGAGCTACTATAGGTGAAAAGGGGAAGGAATACGATATTCCCACGAAAACGGCCAGTGAGTTTCAGAAAGAAACATTGACTTGGTACGCCGTTGCAAAACCGCAACACCTGCAACATTGATAAATTCCGTAGAAACACTTGTAAACACCTGGAATTACTAGAGAAATGCTTTGAGTGTCCCAAAATGGGACAGTGTGTTTCAAAATGGGACAATGTTGTCTAAGTACTTGAAATCATTGAGGTTTCGTGATGAGTGCATATAAGAATCTATTATATGCACACCCCCCCCCCACTTCCGAGGAGTTCGGCAATTTGATGTGTCAAAAATGCCACAGACTGTCCCTCACCCAGAATTTTTAGAATTCCCTGAGATCCTTTTCTTGTAGTGTGTGGTGTTGTGGTTGACCTTGTTCAAGCGTTCATTTTTGGTGTGTTAGAGATTGGTGTTTTTGGTTATTGGTTTTATGTTTTTTTGCTTATTTTTTATGGTAGTTTTTTTTGATTTCCTTAGTAGAATTCGGTAGTTAGTGTATATTGTCAGATTTTGGTAAAGTAATGAAAATTGGTGTAAGTTATTGAGATTATTGAGGAAAGGTTAGGAATATAAAAAACATCAATAAATATATACAAGTAGGATTTTATTTTATTTTTTTTATTTTTATATATAAGTGTATATGTATATTTTTTTATATATGTATATATATATATTAGGGGGCTATATATTTGTTGAGCTTTTTATTTTTTTTATTTAACTTGTTGGAATTATTGAGGAAATTGTCATTTTGGTATATTTTAGTGGTTTTGGGGTAAGAGGTTTAAGGTGTTGATATTGTTGAGGAATTTCAAAAAAAATTATCTTAAAATTTACCATAAAAAAATTAAGCAAGGGGATATAGGCAAGGGAAATGGCCACAACTAAAATAGAATGGGGTAAGAGGATGTTAAGTGTTTGTATTCCGTATTCTGTAACATTTCTCACTTTTTGTTACTATATTGTCTCATTTTTTACAAAAAATCAGGGCAAGAAAGCCCACGTGTTTTAACCGTGGGATGAATTGCCGTCCTTTTTTTTAAATACCTGTTGGCAAAAAGATGGTGGTGGTGGATGTAGTAACAAACATGTTATTAGTAATGCGGACACTTTAGGAATTTCAGGGACGAGAAATGTAAGTAATCCCTAAAAGTTATTTAACTCCATATTTTTTTCTAACTTTTTTAATCCTATAAAAATTCAACCATAAGCATAAAAAAAATAGGATTTTTAAGAAAAAAGTTGCTATAAGCATACAACCAGTCATTGTCATGTTGCTTACAGTACAATCTAGTTATATCAAACTTGCTATTAGCAATATGTTTATTATATATTCCCACCATAAACTTTTCATTTTTTACCCCCCTTGGGAGTTGGAGGAGACATTGAGGAAGGCAAATAAAGTTGAGATCGAAAAGGGATGCTATAGTGCAATCCCCCAAAAGACCAGCACAATAAGCCTAAAAGTTTTTCTCCTCCAATTTGGGCTGTGCTGGTCTTTTTTTTATCACAAAACCAACCTGAAACTCAAGGAAAAAAAGTTTCAGTTAGTTTCAGGTGATTTTAGGAGCCTAGCAACAGTTGATAGAACGTAACCAAAGAGTGTTTGTAATTGATGCAAAAGGAGAAGAAAGGCATCCTTCAAAACCTGCTATTTTTGGTGGGTTTTATAAACCAGGAGAAAGGATTTGTGAAAGTTCAATTAGAGTTTGATTTTAGCCTACAGAAAGAAACCCTTAAAGAGTGTATCAGAAGAGTTAATGAATTCCTGCAAGACAAGAACAAAGAAAAAGAACAAGCAGTAGAACAACTCTTAAAAATCCTTCCAAAGCTAAAACCACTCATCAAGATTCTTGAAGGCAAAGAAGATGAAGAAAAGATTGAAACTTATGGAGGTTTTAAAGTGGAAGGAGGCAAATTCGTTTTATGAACAAGGCCAGCAAGTGTAAATGTGAAGATCTACGAGAACCTTTAAAGAGGAATAAAACAGATAGAGGACTTCGGGAAAAGATTTCCGAGACTTTAAGATTGATCTATGTAGGCAAAGATAGCATGGGAGATCCCCTCCGAGTGTACGAGTGTAAAACCTGCTATTCGACATTAACCTCTTAGAGTGGTGGCAAGTCAGCTTGATGGTTAGCCACAAAACAAGTAGGCAAGGATGATAGAAAAATTCAAGCATTACATCGAAGACACGGACTGGGACAAACACTTTTTTGAGAATGAAAGATAATTCGATGTTTTCTGTGTGGCTGTGCTAATTATTACGGTTGTGTATTTCAGCGGGAGATTCCTGGTTGATATGTGAGAAGACATAACCAACTACCTTACGAGTCTGCGCTTCGCTTGCTCGTGAGCTAATTGTTAGTTTGCCACAGGAGATCAAAATGAGCACAGTTAACAATATTACTTGCTGCAATATGGAAAACGACCGATGCCAAAATTGTGGGAAAGTGCATCACAAGAGAGGTAGAACCCAATTAGTTGCAACATTATGGGATTCTTCTGGGATGGAGGGGTTACAACAGTTTTCTATATATCTGTGCCCAGAATGTACTCGAAACATAGATTTAGCAACAATGTTTAATGCGAAAATGCAATCTGACAACTCAATCAACTCGGACGGCTAACCGTCGCCGGTTATTTCAGCGTTAATCTGCCGACTCGAAAACCGTGCGACTGATTAAGACGTTATCTGTCGGGAGGACCAAGATTATGACACTTGAAGAAAAAATTAACGCAATAAATGAAAACCCAATAGGAACTGCAGTTACATATTGGCCGATTTTCCACAAAAATGGGAAGTGCACCTATATAAAATCTGCAGCATTTTTAAACAAATCTGGTACGCCTGTAATTTTCCTGGATGGTATTGCAGGTTATGTTCATACGGATCATGTTGAGATCGGCTCTTTAATGCCTACAGATAGCCCGTGTTTTGACAAGGAGTTTAAACATAGATGGAAGTAAGAATAGCTCGCCGTGAAATTGTAAGGAGAGCTGAAGATGGAACCAACGTTATCTATATCTAGCTTTAAAACTATAAAGTGTTCTGAGTGTGAACGAGAAATAAGAGCCAAGCTGGTACGTGATGCAAGGGAGTTATTAGACGGCTATCATGGTAGGTGTCCACAATGTGGACAATGTTTTGAACCGCTAGAAAATAACAAGTTATTTGACGTTGGCGGCAAAAAGCACACGGCTTAATATAAACGTTAGCCCTTTGAGGTAAAAATGAAAAACGAATACGAATATGCAAAAGATTTGGCAACATACTTAGCTGAAACACACTATAAACATGATGCACCAGAGTGGGAACCTTGTGAAGATTTAATGGGAGTTCTTACAAGAGTCTCAGCCAGAAAGTCTCTGAATTTATTCAGGAGAGTGTCAAGGGTAGTTGGCCGACTAATAAATCCAAGGGGAGACAGTTATGACAAGAAATCAGATGATAAAGACTATCAAATCTAGGTGGTCTATTGCTGATGTGAATTTACGAGATCTGCCAAGTCATCAATTAAGAAAGCTAGTAAAACTGTCTGAGACTCAGAAATTACATAGGTTCGAGGATTTTGAATCGATAAGGAGCGAGGAGTTGCTAGAGATAGAGAAGATATTATGTCCCAAATCCGATGATGCAATTCCTCAGAGCTTATGCAGGACAATAAAATTGAATATTCCTAAAACCGGGGATTGCGATTGTATCTTCTGTAAACATTTTTAGACATTTTTAAAATGCCTACAAGTAATAAAAATAAAATAATTTTAGATTTATGTGGAGGAACAGGAGCTTGGAGTAAGCCATATTTAGAAGCTGGTTATACTGTTTATAATATAACTTTGCCTAAATATGATGTATTGGCAACAAGAATTGTAGAGAATGACAGGAGTCGATGTTTTCATTTTAGAAAAGACACAAACGATAATTATAGATTAGTTATTCCTATCAGAAAAGTTTATGGAATTTTGTCTGCTCCTCCTTGCACAATGTTTAGTTTTGCGAGAACAAAGGCGAAGAAACCAAGGGATTTGGAAGAAGGATTTGAAGTGGTGAGAGCTTGCTTGGATATAATCTGGTCTTGTATGGAAATTCAACAAGATACAAGACATAAAACTTTGCCATTAAAATTTTGGGCATTAGAAAATCCGAATGGAATGCTTAAATACTTTTTAGGGAAACCAGCATTTGAGTTTGACCCTTGGGAATTTGGTGATGAATATAAAAAGAAAACTTATTTATGGGGTTGGTTTAGCGAACCGAAAAAGAAGTTTGAAAAAATAGAAGATGTAATGGCAAAAGAACAGATAGAAAAACACAAAACTAATAGCCCAAAATTGCCAGTTTTTAATCCTTATAAATCGCTTAATCCAAGATTACAGAAAAAGTTTGATAGATTGGCAAGTCGGGAAATAGCCCCTGAAATGTTCGGAAAATTAACAAGGCAGGAAAGACGAGCGATTACGCCTGCTGGTTTTGCAAAAGCATTTTTTGAATGTAACCAATAATGATATTTTTAATGAACTTCGTCCTTTAGGGCGATAATATCAGGGCAAATCAACTTGATAATCAATGGTTGGGAGACTTTAATGGAAACATATATTTGCAAAAAATGCCTTAAATATGGCGGAAAAGAACTATGTATATACGAGTGGGGCATAGGATGTTCTATAACATAAGGAAATATGGCCCAAGGCGAGCTTGTCCAGTCTGTAAAGGTTGGCGATACATTGAAAGAAATGGTTGTGGCGCCCCTTTTTCTGGTTTTGGAAAAGGATTTGATGAGTTTGGTAGATGGATTAAAGATATACGGAGGGATTGATGGTGAAACAACCTGACGTGTGGGTAGAGCGATATGGCCGATAGATAAACCTTGAGCTACTAGTCACTGGATGGGCAGTTCAGGGCGAAGAGACAACCATAGAGTCGTCACCATACCTACCTATACGCAGGTTATTTCAATGTTAGTTTGCTTGGAGGCAACATGAATGGTTTATGGCAAAATGGTAAGTTTATTTTAGAATCTACGATTGAAGAACGTTTAGCTCGTTACGAGAAGCTCTTATTTGAAATGGGGGCAATGAATAAGGCACCGTGTTTCAAATGCGGATATAATGGCTCTGGATATTTTCAACCCAAAATACATAAATGCGCCGAACAACACCATAAATATTTTTTAGATAAAAACTAACCAGCCGCTTGACCTGACACTGAAAACAGTGCAGGTCAGCTAAGACGTTAAACTTATTAGGGGGTTTGATGACAACATTACGGCTACTTATAGAGCTTGATTATGATGAATCCACAATGCATGGTGATGACACGGAAGCAAGAGAATGGTTTTTCAATTATGTGCTTAGAGAAGGACTCGTTTTGCACTCAAACGAGATTGGTGATGAAGTTGGAAGTGTGAAAATTTTACAAATTAAATGGGTCAGCTAATACGTTAACGGGCTGTCTAGGGGTAGGGAGTGGCTGATTACGTCGCACTGCGAAGAAAGCGGCAAATAAGTTTGGAGCTAGGAAGCCACGGCAGCCCAGAAAGGAGGTAAACCAGTGTCATTCCAAGAGCTAAGAAGAGACTGGTTACGAAAAGATTTAGAAAATCTCCTGTTCCGATATTGGGAAGAATTGCCTGAACCCAAAAAATGCTACACTGAGTGGTTTTATGGTGATGGCGGGTTTCAGGAAATGCTTAATTCTCACCACCTTAAAGATAAGAAAAAAAAACAACAAGGCCCAGACTGGCACTGTGTAGAAGACAAAACAAAAAGAAACGGCTTATGGTTCTGTAAAAAGTGCAACAAAATGGCGCTCCATCGGAACGGGAAGTGTCTGTATTGTCAGTCGAAACAGACAAAGCACAAAACCAAAGGGGAAAATCAAAATGGAAACCAATATTGCTGACATTGCTATTGACCAAGAGATTGAAGAACAAACTAAAAAGTGTTGGTTATGTGACGAATGGAAGGATACACGAGAATTCCAGGACAAAAGATTTTATCACATTTACGAAATTTGTAACATTTGTAGGGAGAAGGCGAGAAAAAGAATTGAAATATTGACGGATTTTGACCTGAAGGTATGTGAGGAAATTGGATTAGATTATAGGAAGATAACTTCTTTGAGAACCTTAAGGAGTTCAGAACAAGAGCTTAGCAACAGTTGATAGAAAGTGCCCCAAATCTATTAATCTGTATGTCCTCCTGAAGTGGAAAGGATCCAGTAGAAGAAGCGTTTTGTGAGGAAGAGTGTGAAAAAAGGGATGGGTGTTCAGCGTGGGAATATATTGGTTGCACCCCCAACCCTTAAATAATACCAGGGCAAATCTAAAAGAAAGGAGAAATATGACTCAAGGCATATATTGTATCGCTTGCTGGTGAGCGTATCACCGGTAAAGCCCTGGTAGCATAACAAATCAATCTTTTATAGGTAAAAGGGGAGGATAATATGAAAACAAATAGTATCGTAAGTATGGGGATTGTTGCTTCGATCATTAATTTATTGATTTATGCTGGATTATTTTGTGGCGGGGTCTATTTTATTTTTTGGTGTCTAGAGCGTTTTAGGGTAATTGGTGGCTAACCATGGAGGTGTTCTATGATAGCTAATAATTGCATAACCACTGCAAAACTTGGAAATTTTGACCCGGCAGAACTTGGGCCAGAAGCGGTCGCCGAGTGGGAATTGCTCGGCAAAAGACTAAAAACGCTAAAGGAATACGATAGATCCCACCCAATTTTTAAAAGACTCTCTTTTCTGCCCTTGTTTGGGGGGATTTATTGGAAAAGACGACTACGGTATGTCTTGACTAAAGTCGGGTGACGCCTCTTAGTTCAGATGTTAGCCAAAGGAGGAAAAATGAGACTAACAAATTTACAAAATAAATTATCACAATTTCTGATTGATTTTGGCGAAAGCCGTATGCAAACTGCTCAGAGTCTAAGCGAAAAACGTGCATCCAAATATGGAGATTCTTCTTGGCAATGGCATTGGACTTTTTGGCAAGAACGTTTTTGGTCTAAATTTACCTGGTTTATTTTACGTAGGCTTTAATGGCTAACCGTTGCATTCATGCAGGTGCCCTACCGGTTGCTGGTGATGCAGGACATTAGGAGACAAACATGATAAGATTTATAGGAAAATGGTGGGTTTTTGTTTTAATTGGGATATTACCTTTGGCATTAGGTGACTATGGGATACTTACATGGCAATGGTGGGTGGCTACTCTTCTTTTGGATCTTGGAGTATGCACACACCATGTCTGCTCCTAACCCGTAATTCGATTTGCAAATGATAGAGATGGGTTGACCAGCAGATAACTTCAAAAAAGGAAAAGGCCTTCCTGACCCAGCAATCAAGAAAGGCCCCAAAACACAAAGAGATTTTTAGAAGGTGTTTTTTTATAGCAGGAGCTATAAGAAAAGTCAAGAAAAAAGTGAGGTGTAAAATGGAAAATAACAAAAATGGATATACGCCGAGTATCCCCGGAGTGTCGGACGTAGACATTATGCCCAGGAGGGGTTTTGTCCGCCTGGGTGAGAGTATGGAAGAAAGAGCCAAGCAGGGTTTGAACTATCCGAAAGAGCTTGATCACCTAGGGCGGGTTGACGCAAGCGAGGACGACAAGAAACTTTATCATTCCTTGTATGGAAATGAACCAAAGGCCATAAAGATTGTGTTTGTTAGTAATTCACCCACAGAAAATTTTCCCCAGGAGTTTGTATCCTGGAACTCCAGAGGTCAGAAGACTTGTTATGGTAATGGACGAATGGGCTTCCAGAGAGAGATCTCGCTCAGTGAACAGGCTAAGAAAAAACTGGATTCCGCCAAGGATCAGAAAGAGAGAGAGTTCCTTGAGTCGAGATTGTCTCCTGATGATTACGACTATAAAGAAACCCCCATATCCTGTCCTGGGTTTGAGTGTCCAAAGTACAAGGATGGAAAATGTCAACTTGAAGGGACTCTCAAATTCTTAATTGTGGGGATGAAAGGGCTTCGCCTCTGGTGGATACGAACTGGGTCAAAGTGGACAATGAAAACCATAAGGACCATGCACGAGAACATTCGGTCTTTGACTTCTCCTAATGGTGACCCTGACTTCGGAAGAATAAGAGGTATTCCTCTGCTGCTCACAAGGGAACAGAAACAGTATACGTTACCGAATGGGATGACAACCAAGAAGTGGGTCCTTAGCTTGGATGTTGCTGACGTGGGGATTTCCGATCTTCTCTCGCTTGCAGATCCAAAGGCAATAACCGGCAGGGCAAAGGAAGCGATGGTGGCTTTGGAAGGAAAAGCAGAGGGTGACAAGGAAACTCCTGAAGTAGTTCAGCCGGAAGTGGAGGAAAATCAAGAAAGTGAAATTGAACCTGAAGAAGGAATCAAATCTGAAGAGAAAGAAAAAGAAGATGAATTCGATCCTGAAAATCGGAAAAAGCATTTTTTGGATTTAGATCAAACTGCCCAAATTGAGACTCTCCAGAAGTTGATGAAAAGAAAGGGCTATGATCGAAGTAATTTGAAAAAGACCCTTGACCGGTTCACGGATGAACAGAGAGAAGCTTTTTGGGATAAGCTAAATAGCATAAAGGATAAGGATGAAAAAGATGATGATGTTCCCTTTTGAGAAAGAAGCAATATTTGTCGGAATTCAAGAAGGAATACACAGAATTCCTGACCAGATGGTGTGGACCGATATGCTTACAGAGTCTCAGCCAGAAAGTCCCTGAATTTATTCAGGAGAGTGTCAAAAAGACTTTCTTTTGTACTCCTCTTCTTAAGGGAGAGGAGCTGAAGAAGGTGATTTTGGAGAACGTTAACAGAATAAGAGAAAAGTTTAGGAAGGAGGCGTTGCATTATGAAGATTCTCCATAGTGCTGATTGCCATTTCTCAGCGACTAATCTTGAAGAGGTAAGTCGATGTGTAGAATACATGATTGATAATGCCATAGAGGAAAAAGTAGATCTTGCTGTTATTGCAGGAGACTATCTGGATGAATACGGGTCAAGCATAAAGGTTGAGGATGAAGTTTTGGGTAAAGCATCTGAAGCTATAAGAAGGCTGGCTGATCATTGTCCTGTGTTTATGGTTCAGGGAACTTATAGCCACGAACATCCTGGAAGCCTGAATATTTTTGCCAAACTACAGGCCAAGCATCAAATATATGTCGCTGACAAAATTCAGCAGGTATTTCTCGACACTGATAACTGCTTCTGGGCTGATGAGCCTTCTCCTTTCAGTGAGACCAAAGTTGTCTTTTCAGCTTTGCCTCCGGTCAACAAGGCTCATCTGATGGCTTATCAAAATGGAGGATCACAGGAAGTTAACCAGGAAATTAAAGACTTATTGCTAGATGTTTTCCGAGGATTCGGACAGGTGAACGATCAACATGAGTGCCCATGTATTTTCGTTGGTCATGGCACCATTGTGGGAGCAGAGGTTGCCGAAGGGCAAACCCTCGTGGGACAGGACATTGAATTTTCAATCAATGATCTTAGACAGGGAAGATTTAGTGCATCGTTACTTGGCCATATACACCGAAGGCAAGCATGGGATGAAGTAATGTATTCAGGATCAATATGCCAGCTTAACTTTGGAGAAGAGGAAGAGAAGGGTTTTAACATAGTTACTCTGGAGGGGAAGCAGTTAAAGGATGTCAAGTTTATTCGGACTCCCTGTAGACCTCGTATAAGTATTGATCTTGGTCAGAACCCGACTTTGGAATCTCTTGCCAACCTTGACGGGAATGGTGCTTATCTGCGTATCCGGTATCAGGTTGATGAAGAAAATCGCAATGGTTTTCGGGATGAAGACATAAGAAAAACTCTATCGGGCGCGTATGAAATTAAGATTGAAAAGACCATTATTCCTAAAGAGAGAAGGAGGGCACCAGAGATAAGTCGGATGAGGTCGTTGGAGGAAAAGCTAATTCGGTGGGGTGAGACCGTGAACGCTACAATCCCACCAGGAGTTTTGACAAAGGCGAAAATGATAGAGGAAGGAGATAGCCATGATTAAAAGTAGAAGATGGGACTATCTTATTATTTCCCTGATTTCTTTAGGGATAGCCATTTCAGTTTTAGTTTTTCTTGTGAAACAAATTATTTAATTAAAATAGCATAAGTATTTGATTTTATTGAACTTTTTACTTGACACAGAAAACAATTTGTCTTATATTTTTAACCACTCAATAACAGGAGGAAATTTTGAGACCTATAAAGCTTTCGCTAAAAAACTTCCGGGGAATCAAAGATGGTCTTGGATTAGACCATATAGATATAGACTTCTCTGAACTCAACCAGGGATTAACTGCTTTTGTAGGGGAAAATGGTACTGGAAAATCAAGTTTTTTGGGACAGATAACACCTTACCGAGTAGTGCCTGGTAGAGAAGGAAGTTATTATGATCATGTAATAGGACAAGCTGAAAAAGAATTGATTTTTGAGATGAACGGGTCTCGGTACCGATCTCTAATTTTGATTGAGCCGAAAGGCAAGAAGATGGAAGCCTATCTCTATATTGGCAACAATGGAACCTGGACTGCCCTAAATGATGGGAAAGCGCAAACGTACGATCAGCAAATAGAAAAAATTATAGGATCTCAGAAACTCTTTTTTGAGTCCATTTTTCGAGCTCAGGGAGCTAGGCCCATCTCAGCTCATTCTAAGTCCGAGCTAAAGGAACTCTTCACCGAACTGTTGCTTTTAGATCGATACCAGGTGATGGCTGATAAGGCAAAAGAACACAGAAAGCAACATGAGATCAAAGTCGAAGGAACTAAGCCTACTATTGAAAGTCTTAATGCCCAGATAGAAACCCTGGAAGCCAAACAGGACGAGAAAAAGCAACTGGCCTTACAGTTAGAGACTGTCAGAAAGACCATCGCAGAGAAAGAAACTATCCTTGAGTCTCACCGAAAAGAACTTTCAGCTCTTGAGACTAAGAAGGCTGTACAGGAGAAGGAAGCCAAACGGGTGGAAGAGCTAAAACGGGAGGTCGCTGACATAGAAGAAAAGATCAGAACTCTCAAGGACACTCTGTTTCGGAAGACAAAAGAAATAGAGGCAAAGATAGAAGATGCAAAAGGTAAAGAGAGGAGGGCGGAAAAGATACTCTCTGGCAAGGGTAAAATAGAGGCTGCACTAAAGGAGGAAAAAGAGCTTGAGAGCAAAAAGGAATCAATCAGACGTAAGGCTGACCAAGCACGGATGGATATTGAGGGAACGGAAAAAGAAGTCGAAAGACTTGATCAACTCCGAAACCAAGTTGCCTTTCTTGAGGCAAAAACAGAGGCAGAAAAAAGAGCCCATTCTGCCGATATTGCCAATCTTGAAAAAGAAATCGAAAGAAACGAGCAAACAGCCAATCAGCTCAACGGAATCCCCTGTCTTGAGACCGAATATGAGAATAAGTGCCCCCTCATTAGCGACGCGGTCAAAGCCAGAGACAGTATTGAGCCACTCAAGTCAAAGGTCGCAGTTCTATCCGGAGACTGGGACCCGCCTTCGCTAAAAGAACTCAATATTATCAAAAATTCCTGCAAACATTTGCAGGACGTGGAGATTAAATATAAGGAAAGAAAGCAAGCTTTGAGGGATCTTCAAGATGAACTATCCGTAATTGATGAAGCGTTGATTGAAGTACGTAAATTTACCCGCCTTCTTCCCGAGTTGGAGATGGCACAGAGGACTATCGAGGAAGCGAAAGAAGAGATAACGGGATTAGAAAAGGAGAAGGTAGTCCTAAAGGATGAAATGGACGATGAAGTAACCAATCTTGAATTAGATGTCTCCAAAAAGAAGACAGAGAAAGAGAAACTCCTTGGTTCCCTGGACAAAGAGCTACCTGGAAGAATTGAAGATCTTGAAAGACAAATTAGCTTTGCCGGCAATGAAATAAACAGTTTGAAAAAGGGGGAAGTTGATCTGGCCGGAAAGTTAGGAATGGTAGAGCAGTCACTAAAGGCTATCCGAGAGGCACAGAAAGAGGTTGCACGGCTGAAAACTGAAACAAAAACCCTGGAAAAAGAAATATCAGAATGGGCTTTACTTGAGAGAGCTTTGGGTAAAGATGGATTGATTGCTCTGGAAATAGACGATGCCGGCCCTGCGATCTCTGCCACTGCTAACGAACTCCTTCAAGCCTGTTTTGGCCCCAGGTTTACGGTGAAAATTGAAACCACCAGACCGACTAAGGATGGCAAAAAGATGATGGAGGTGTTTGATATTAAGGTACTGGATGCAGAAAGTGAGGAGGAAAAGACCATCATTGACTTATCTGGAGGAGAGAAGGTTTGGATTCAGTCTGCTATAACTCAGGCAATTGCTATTAGAAACAAGGAATTATCCGGGAGAAGCTTTCTTACATGCGTGGAAGACGAGTGTGATGGAGCTTTATCCAAAGAAAACAGAGAGAAATATTTTAGGATGAAGAAGAAGGCCCTGGAGATAGGGGGGTTTGAGCAGTTCTATTTTGTGTCCCAGAGTCCTGAGGTTTGGGGGATGGCTGACAATAAAATCGTTTTTGAGAAAAAAAGCGGAGCAAGAGTTGAATAGTTGAAAGGAGAATGATGTGAGAGGAATAGAACATGATATTAGATAAAGGTTATATCGTTTTCCAAAGATCGGGAATAGGTGGAAAGCGTGTGCAAAAATTAAGTAAAGAACAAAGGTGGGATTGGTTTACTCTTCTTAATATAGCCAATTATTTCACGTTTCCTGGTCTTTTAGCAGATGATAATTTAGACCCATATACTGAGAGAGATTTTATATATTATTTAGACCTTGATAATCCGCAACAATGGGTTGAGTTAAAAGAAAAGCTTATAAGTGTAGACCTTATGAAGTGTGTTGAAGTTGATGGTCAAGAATATTTATACCTGACAGATTATCATATCTATCAGGATCGAAATTCTAATAGAGGTAAAGGTAAGAAAGTAAAAGATCGGTTTTATATTGCTTACGAAAAGTTAGATGATATCAAAAAATCACTCTACAAAAAGATAATCAATACGTTTAAGCCAAAAGGAATTGTAATAGAAGCACCTCAACCTGCACACGAGGAAGCACCTCAACCTGCACCTCAAGATGCACCAAACCAAACCACAGGCAGCACTCCAAAAAGCACCTCAATATGCACACGAGGAAGCACCTCAACCTGCAATAACCATAACCATAACCATAACCATAACCATAACCATAACCATAAAAAGAAAGGAGGAGGTGGTACTAACTCTCTAAAAAAGGATGTAGACAACAAAATCATGGCAACAGGGGAGTCTACCTCCTCCTCTTTCCATCCTTTAGCTTTAAGGTTTCTTGAAATCGTCAAGCAATTCCCCAAAGAGTTCAAGCTTGATGCCGATAAGGATAATGAGTGGTTTGTTAGTAAGGTCGTTAATAACGATAGCTTCCACAACCTGGACGTTGGGGATGAACTGGAGGGATGGGCAACCTGGTTAGAGGCGGAGCACCGAAAAAAAGAAGCTCGGCAGTCCTCAAGGTTCCCCAAAAGTGATTTTAAGAGTTCTTTCAGAAATCGACTGAAAAAATCGTTGGAGTTTAAGAATGAACGAATTGGAAGTGGCTCAGGATCGTCTTTTAGCCAAAAGACAGGAAAAGCAAAAAGCGACGGGAGAAAATATCCAGTGGACCTCAGTTGACTTCACGAAACTTATTCCCGACCCTCCTGAATTTCGTAAGTGTCGCTGTGGTAAAAGTGCGGACTATTCGTTGAGTGGAGTTGATTATTGTTATCGGTGTGGAGAAAAAATCAAGCAGGAAATACAGGAGAGACAACGCAAAGAAGAGGCTGAAAAGCGAATTGTTGAGGTAAAAAAGGACACACTAGGAGCCATGGTAAAAGCTGGGGTGTCTCCCTGCTATGCCGAATGTTCATTTGATACTTTTGAGGTCACCAATTCAAACAAGAAGTATCTTAAGTTTTGCCAAAAGTATGTAGAGGGCCCCCAGGATAGTCTTTTCCTTACTGGTAGGTGCGGGAGCGGAAAGACTCATCTTGCGGTGTCTATTGCTAAAGAGTTGCTTTTACAGGGTAATGTGGTGAGATTTGTATCTGTTCCCGAGTTATTACTTAAGATTAGACAGACATTTGATCGAGATGCTGGAATGACAGACATTGACTATATTGAAATGTATGGTCAGTACCAGTATTTGGTTTTAGACGATTTTGGAGCCGAGAAAACTACCGAATGGGCCAGGACTACCCTTTATTTGATTATTGATAAGAGGATACGGCTGATGAAGCCGACAATCGTTACTTCAAATCTAAGCCTTGAACAGATTGAGGATGTAGTTGACGGCAGATTGGCTTCTCGGCTTGCAGGATTCAAGGTTGTCAATTTCCAGTGCGAGGATTGGAGGAAGAGAAGGTGAACAACACAGGCTGGTTAATCGCGTTGCTTTTGTTTGCATATATAATCGCATCATGGTTAGGCAATTGGATTTGCGAGAAGTTGAAAGGCGGGAGGGTTGTCATTATAGAAGGGGAAGATTAGAGATTAAACGTAATATCAGGGCAAATCAACTTGATAATCAATGGTTAGTTTGCTTGGAGGTACTATGAAAACGAGAAATGAAATTGTAAAAGTTTTTGACAGATTGCCAGATGAAACTAGGTTTCCTGCAATGACTTACGAGCAAGGAATTGATGAAGCCTTATTATGGGTATTAGAGGAAATTGAAGATGAAGAATTTGCGTACGCAAACCTAACCAATCACTCTACCCGACATGAGGTAAGCTAGGCCGAATTGAAGACTAAACACGTTCTACCTTGTGCGGGTGAGCTTAATGTTAACAAACAGGAGGAAACAAGATGACACCAGATAGAAAAGAAGTAATTAATACGAACAAAATAGAAGAATACTATTGGGCAGGAAAAACAATTGTGTATGTTAATAACCATTTAGTAGACGAAAGCTTTGAGGAGGCTTGCAAAAAGTTTGCTAACAAGCAAATCCAGCCGACCCGCTAAAGCGTGCGACTGATTAAGCCGTTATTTGCCTTGTTCTCTGGGCTATTTTGGTTGATGACCGAACATTAGTAGCACTAATCAGCGAAAGTGGAAATAGCCCGGACAAGAAGGCAGATGAAGAGTATTAAAATGAAGACATATGAATTGGTTATTTTGACGCTTTCTTACAGTGACAGAGGTATGATCGCTGGAAGGACATTGCTCCAGAAAACTTTATACTTCCTTAATGAAAAACTTGGGTTAGGAATTGATTTTATACCGTATTACTACGGCCCATATAGTGCTGAGGTTACAGAGGTAATAAGTAGCTTAAAAGCTACGGGTATTGTAGAGGAAAAAGTTGAGACTTTTTCGCCATTTAATTTCAATGTGACTTTCGAACCAAGACGCTATATATACCAGTTGACAAAGATAGGAAGTGAAGTTGCTTCTTTAATAGAGGATACACAAAATGAGGAAGCTAAGAGGATGAGGAATGTCCTTGAACAAATGAAAAACCTTAGTGCATCGGACGACTACAAAACTCTATCGATAGCTGCAAAGATGTATCACGTCCTTGGGATTGAGGGAAAACCTATGATCACTAATGAAATATTGGAAGAAGCAAAAGCTCTTAACTGGAAGATAAGCGAACCAGAAGCAGAAGCAACTATTAAGTTTTTAGAGGGTATGGAATTGATAAAGGTTAGCTATAGTACCAGCTAACCAGCAGGTCGAGTGGACGCTGAAAAACAGCCGCCACTCAGCTTAGATGTTAGGAGAAATTTGAAAAATGAAAGAAATTGATAAATATAAGCCATATAAAGGTTTTTATGATCTCCGAGAATTCAAATTACCTAAAAGGTTGTTTAGACGGTTATGGAAAGTCCAGAATACATTATATGAAATGACTAAAAACCAAGAGTACTACAAAAAATGGCATCCAGCACAATGGGAGCAAGCTAAAGAATTAAGTGCGTATTATCAGTCGCTTTTACTGAATGTATCTAACATTTATGGAGGGTTAAATGGAAACAGGTAGATATAAAATTTACAGAGTCTCAGCCAGAAAGTCCCTGAATTTATTCAGGGGATGAATGGCTAATGTTTTTCTTTTGACAACAATGTTGATTCTTCGGCTTGGGCAGAGCCGTCAGGTGCTAACAGACAGGTTTTAGCCTGCTGTTGCCTGAGAATCTCCTGAATTTATTCAGGAGAGTGTCAAAGGAGTGGCCGAAGTAGGATGGCAATTATGGGTTATAATTGGAGAAAATCAATTCAAATAGAAGAAGGGGAAAATGGCAGTCTTCTTCTCTGTGATGGATGTGGGTCTTACTACGAAAAGTTAGTAGTGTTTGTAGGCAGTGAGCTTTGTTTTGGTGTTTGTAGAGACTGTATTGAGGAAGCTGTAGAGATTTTAGAAAGAGGCAACAAAAATCAGTGACGACTCTGTCAGCTAAAGCAGACAGCTTCTTGATCGTAAGATCAAAGGCTCCGTCCGAGCCCGAAGAAATCTTTTTTCTCTTAAGCGGTAAAAGTTTTACGCAACAACCTATTTGTTGCAACCTTTTACTTTTAATTTTAAAGAGCCGCACGAGGAATGCTGGTAGCATTTTCAGCTTTCCAGCTTTTTACCCGTCGATTAAATAAATTTGTCAAGTTTTGTTTTAAAATAAAATAAAGAAAGGAGGGTGTGCGATTCCCCTGTCACCTGAAGGAGACAGTCCTCTCAGCATATAATTATTATGGCAAGGATGAAAGAACATACGTGTTGGAATTGTGAAGAGATCTTTCTATCGCCATCACACACGGCATATTTCTGCAAAAAACTCGAATGTCAGGAGGCAAGGAGACAAAGAAGATTAAAACAACAAAAAAGGTTGAGAAAGCTCAAAAAGCAGAAGTCATACAGGACGTATGGGTGGGAGGGGGCGGAAGACAAGACATACTATTGTTGTAGATGTGGAGCAGAGACAACCAATAGGTTGCTTTGTGATAAATGTTTTAAGGAGGCGAGCAAGTTAAGCCCTGATTGTGTTGGGATGATAGACTTTCCTTAGCTCAAGAGTTAAAGGGTCAATTATTTAATAGGGTGAGAAAGGCATCCTTAAAAACCTATTGTTTTTGGTGGGTTTTACAAACTGTGAAATTATGAGAATTGCATTAGATGTTCAACACATTAATAAACCAGCGAAACCCTATGATAAGGGAGCATCGTATAAACGTTTAACAGAAGCCTATGCTGTAGAGAATTATTTTCGATACACCAGAGCCTTGCTTGAAGAAGATGGCCATGAAGTACACTCGGGTTTTTTTGGTAGTTACCGAGATCGCCATGAACAGGTGAATCGTTATGATTTTGATCTGTATATTGCAGGCCACTTAAACGCAGGAAAGGGCAAATATTCCCTTGTTTGTCATACAACAACTGCTTATCCCCGCACAAGGAAGATTGCGGAGATATTGCTAGACGAATTCTGTGAGAGGTTGCATACGACAAAAGCAAGCACTCCTATTTGGGAATTAGGGCCAAAGGATAGGGGTTGGAGTTGCATTAAACATACTAAATGTTCAGCAATTCTTATTGAACCTCTTTTTATTGATAACGTTCTACATCACGAGATGATTATATCTGGTGAAGCTACTGTCAAGATAGCAGAGGCAATCAGGGAGGCAGTTAGGAGGTGGGAAATCTGAATTTTTCTGATTGGACAATGGAAAATAAAAAGGAAAGACAGGAAAATAGAAGAAAGTGGATAGACAAATATCAAAAGATTTTATGGCAGTGGATTGAGGAGTGTTTTGCAAACAATACCTGCTATAAATGCTCATATAGAGCTGAATGCGAGGGTGTTTGGAACAAGGTGAAATATTGAAATAACATCAACCAACCTGACGTGTGGGTAGTGATATGGCCGGTAGATAAACTTTGAACTGCTAGTCACTGGACGGGCAGTTCAGGGCGAAGAGATGATCATAGAGTCGTCACCATACCTGCCCACACGCAGGTTATTTCAATGTTAGAAAGAAAATGGAGCAATAAAATGACCCCAGAAGAAATTATCAAAAAATGTGAGGAACAAATAGCAATAGGGTATGGTCCTGCCAGTATTTCGTTAATTATGCCTGGCAAATGGGGAAAAACGGATAAACGCAGATTGTGTAAAGAAGGCCCTGTAGGAAAAATTGTAAATGATAATTTTGATGGCAGAGGGATTGTTGTAATGTTTGATGCTGTTGAAGTCAAAGACTTTCTTTCTAACAAGCTGAATAAAGCCGACAGCTAAAGCTGTGGCTTATCCAGAGCGTTATATGGGAGGGATTTGATGTCAACTACAACCAAGATAATTTTAATAGGTTTTATTGTATTTGTGACGGTGCTTGGGATTTGTAGAGTGAAGAAAAAACATGATGAATGGATACGATCATATGTTGTAGATTCTGATTCTCTTACGAAGGAAGATTTTGAAAGGGAAATGAGATATCATGGTGTGCTATACATTTTAAAAGACGATAAGGGTTATTTCTTCTGTAGAAAAGGACGGAAATGTTATTTGTTTGAAAGGAGGTAAAAATGAAAAAGCATGATTATTTGATAGCTAGAAGCCTAAATATGCCTATGGTTCTGGGGATGGGTGTGCCCACCTTGGCGGGAAACCGTTAACGACATTGACCAAGGTTAACCCTGGGATACATAACAAATCACTTAACTTGACTGACACAACTGGAGGTAAAATGAAATACTGTGAAACTTGCAAATATTATCATCATTCACCAAATATTTTAGGCGGTATCGCCGAATGCACGCTGGCAGAAAAAGACCTTATGACATTTTGGAAAAACGAAGCATGCAAGCTATACAAAAAAACAAACACTGACAAATTAAAAGCACAAAATAATTATTACAAAAAATATCTTGGCGGTGCGTTACAAATGGAAGCCCGCTAACAACCCGTTTGAGCCGACCGATACTGGCGACTCAGCTAAAACGCTAGGAGGTGTAAGATGGATTGGTTAGAGAATGCAATGACCAATAACTCAAAGGAACTTGAAACTCTGAAGCGAAACATTGATGAGTATTTGAACACCTTGATTTTCTACACCAAGAATGCAAGTTTGTGGCCAAATACAGTCAAAAACAATTTGAAAGCCTTAAGAGACGCAATCGACAAGGTAGAAATAGTAATCTAACAAGGCAGTCAACTTGACGCCCGAAAACGGCGCAAGTTACCGCTGTGTTAGGAGGTGTAAGATGGATTGGTTAGAGAAAGAAGTTCCTTCTTTAGAGCTTTGTAGAAAATTAAAAGACTTAGGGTTTCCTCAGGAATTTCCAGGAATATATTGGATTGTATGCCACGATGAAGATGGAGACAAAGTTCAGTTACTATTGGAAAGAGAAAGAGATAAAAAATTTTGGAAAATGTTGAAAAGTTATAGAGAAGTTCTCAAAGCCCCTACTTGCCGAGAGTTGGGAGAGCGATTACCTCACGATGTAGATCACTTTAAAGATTTCAAAGAAGGATGGTTGTGTGAATTCGGAGACAAAGAGAAGGGAATAGTGCAATCGTATTGGGAAGACACCGAAGCCAACGCCCGTGCCAAAATGTTAATATTTTTGGTGGAAGATGGTTATATAAAATTTTCAAAATAATCCGCCCGTCGCTTAACTCAATCGTTATATTTCTTGGAGGTAAAACATGAGCTATGATACTGATATGATATGTTTAAGTTGCAATCACAAAGGACAAAATTGGGAATTTATGTTGTTTGGACAATGCCCTAATTGTGGAAGTAAAAAATATCGAAAAATTGAAGAACAGAAACATAATCCATCAATCAACCCAATGCAAGGTAAACAAAATCGACCTGAAAACTAATTTCGTTCTGCCTTGCACGGGGTAGCCACAGGAAAAGGCTCGGGATAGAAGACAGCGATTATGACCACAGGGCTTATAAGTGATTCGAAAACAAGACAGGGTAAAAAGCAACAACCTAACTATGGCATTAAGCGGAAAATTCAGGAGAGTGTCAAAAAAGGAGGCCTATGATGTTACCAATTTTATTATCGTTATTACCAGCAGCAGTTAAACATGCTCCAGACATCATTGAAGGAGTGGGGAAAATCTTTGGGGGCAAGGCAGAGGAGATTGCGAAAGACGCTGCAGGGTTTGCGAATACCGTGATCAAAGGAGTGCAGACCGGTGTTATCCCTCCTGAAAAACAGGTCGAGCTACAAAGGTTTCTTGAGGAGAACGAGATTAGGCTGAAAGAGGCGAGATTAAAAGAACTTGAATTACAGGTTAGGGATGCAGAGGGAGGAAGAGACGTAATAAAGACTGCTTTGCTTAGCAATGACCCTCTCGTTCGGCAAGCTCGACCAAGAATGATGATTAAGGTAGGTAATGCCTGCATATTGTTTTCCTTCTACGCCCCCCTATGTATAGTTGCTATGGGAGTATGGAAAGTAGCTCCATCAATAATCGTTGACACTATGAGCATGATAAAGTGGATAGGCGGTTTTTTATTTAGTTCGTTTATGACTTCATTTACAGGTTATACAGTAGCTCGGTATGGGGACAAGAAGATAGTGGCAGGAGAATCAGGTTCAAAAGCTTTGAATATGGTTACTAAATTAGGCAGGTGGGTGAGTTAGTGCAGGCAGACTGGCAAAAGGGATGGAGGCCGCTTTTTCTATGATAATCACCTTAGACGATCTGAAAAATGGGGTTGACCCGATAAATAAGATAATCTGTGGGGATTGCCTTGAGGTTATGCCGTCTACAAGATGAGAGTGTGGATTTGGTTTTTGCGGATACGCCGTTTAATGTAGGCAAGAAGTATGGTGGTTACAACAATGATAACCGCAAAGATTATTATGACTGGTGTTCCAAATGGATAACCAAGGGGTTTAGGCTACTTAAACCCACGGGAACTTTTTATCTAATGACACTTGATCGCCATCAATTTAAAATTGGTGTGATGATGGAAAAACATGGCTTTTTTATAAACAACATAAAATGGAAAAATGTTTCGAATGGACATGAAACAAAACATTTTTGGCCTGCATGTCAACCTATTTTGATGTTTGGCAAATCCTCTGATTATAAATTTAACACTTATGCTCAATATCGTAAAACAACATTGCCTTGGAATAATAAACGGCAAATAAATATGAAGGGGCAACTGCTAGACTATTGGGATGATATTCCTTTTGTTTATGCTGGTTCTATTAAACATCCTGAAGCAATATTGCTCCCCGGCACAAATAAAAAAGTGCATCCTTGTCAAATGCCAATTAATCTCATTGTTCGGTGTGTTGTGTTTTCAACAGATGAAGCAGATATTGTGCTTGATCCTTTTCTTGGCTCTGGCACTACCGCCGTAGCTGCTGAAAAACTAGACAGAAAATGGATAGGAATCGAAATCAATTCTGAATACTGCAAAATAGCAGAGAAACGAATCTTAGATGAACGAAGGCAATTGAGGTTAGATTTTGAAACCGATGCAGATCAGGAACAACCAGTGGTAGAACAACTGGAAATGAGTTTGTAGAAAGGAAAATTCTCAATGAATATCAATTCACTAGAGCTAAAAGTTTTTACCAAAGAAGATTGTCCTATTTGTCAGCTAGACGAGTTTGGCAATCTATTACGGAAGTTGTCGGAACATGGAACACCTATTAAATATTACAATGTTGATACAACAGAGGGATTGGCAGAAGCTGCATATGAAAGCATTGGCAATGGGAAATTGCCTGTCATTCTTGCATTTAGGGATGGAGAAAGAGTTGGGCAGTGGGAAGGAAAGATACCGTTATTAGAGGAGGTTTTGGGTGATGACTAAAAAAACTGTGAGAACAGGAAAGTGGCCATGCAGCAGTGAATATCCCAAAGAGGTTTTAGAAAGAATACAACGCTTATTGGAGGGAGATGCTGATTGGCGTTTGGAGAAGAAGTGGTTTAGTTTCAAGACTTATGATGAGGGGGAATTGTCCTCAGTTATTGTGTTAAAAATTGAAAACCGGTGGGAGAAACTTGTTAGCGAATTTAGCAAGGACAAGAAATCATTTTGGAAAAATTAATTCAAGAAAAAGGAGGTTTGCATGGAAGTCAGGATTGAGAAGAGAGAATTGGAAAAGAGTTTATCAAAAATTAAGGGAGTAAGTGGGAGGCAATCCAATATTGCACCTATCTTAGAACATGCCCTTTTTTTGGCAAAAGACAGTTTAGAACTGGTAGCTACCGACCTGGAAGTTGGGGTTAAGATTAATTGTTCTGCCGAAGTTGTAGAACAAGGTAGGACTGCCTTGCTGACTCGCAAAGTACATGAAATTGTGAAGGGCCTTGAAGATGGAGAAGTTCGGATAAAAAGCAAAGAGGACAATAAGGTTAGCATTAGATCTGGCAGTTCTAAGTTTACTGTTTTTTCCGCTGATCCCGAAGAGTACCCTTCTGTTTCATTTTGGGAAGGCACAGAACTAATGCCCGTTGATTCAGCCATGCTAAAAAGCATGATTAAAAAGACTATCTTTGCAGTAGCAAAAATGGCCATGAACTCTTCCCTTATGGGGGTTCTTTTTGAGAGTGATGGACAAAACATAAGGATGGTAGCAACAGATGGCCATAGGCTGGCCAAAATAGAAAAACCGTTTGAGGCGGACATCCCCGATGGGACAATTTTGCCACGAAAAGGCTTGAATGAGCTTTTAAGGCTGTTAGACGACAAAGATAAGGTGCTCATAGGGTTTAAGGGCAACAATATGGTTGCCCAGGTTGGTGACTCATCTATAACGATAAGGATGCTGGAAGGAACGTTCCCAGATTATAAGAAGATAATCCCGGAAGATTACTCCAACGAGATTATTATTAACAAAAAGGGATTTATGGGGGCGTTAAAAAGGATGGCCTTAATATCTCAATTTGTCAAATTTGATATTTCTACTGATAAAATGATTTTATCTGCTGTAAACACGGAGTATGGGGAGGGGACTGAAGTAGTCCCCATGAACTATAATGGGGCCTCCATTACAATAAGGCTTAACCAGGATTATTTAATGGATGTTCTGAATGTAATAGACAGCGATGATGTTCGTTTTTCTTTGAAAGATGGAGCCTCACCAGCCGTATTAGAACCGTTGGATGGTGAAAACTTGGTAAATATTGTGATGCCAGTTAGGCTGGAATAATACAAGGAGCTTACTTAAACTCCCTTCTCTGTGGACACATTCATATTTTGTCAGTACAGCAGGGAATATCAGTAATGAAACAATTAAAAAGTATAGCTAAAAAATATAAGTTTAAAAAAAGGGGAGTAAGATAGATATATGACAGAAGAACAAGCAAAAAAGATGGGACTAGTTCAACTCTATAAATATTCGCCCAAAAACGAAAAACTTGACACTCAATATGGCAGGATAACTATTGAGAGATGGCTAATGAAGGAAAAGAGTCGGATTGGAAGAAATATAAGTAGGATAGTAAGGATTGTCGAAAATGATAATGGGATGCTGGCACTATTTGTAAATCCTGTGAAGGAATTGTCCGAGTCAACTACTGTCAGCTAAGGCAGACAGCTTGTCCTTCCAGGTTTCGTGTCAAGCCACGCAGGAGAACGGAGGACGATAGGTTGATTGACTGCAACCCTTCTTAAATAGCATATAGCATTTAAGAAACAAACAACCGACAGCTTGATAGGTTGTTTGTTAAAACCATATTAACTATATGAAACGCAAATGTTAAGAGAAAATCTTAAAAAAGAAAGGAGGAAGGCTGATTCCTCTGCCACCTGAAGGAGGCAGTCTCCTCGGCCCAATCCGAGATGAAGTTTGTTATTTATGGTGAGCCTAAAGCCAAAAAGAGACACAAAACCTTTCGCAGGGGCAATTACGTGGGACAATACAATCCTTCGGTTGAGGATGAAAACAACATTAGAAGCCAGTTAATCCCCCACAAACCTAATACTCCTTTAGTTGGTTCTTTAAAGCTAAGACTAAACATTTACAAAAAGATACCCAAAAGCTTTTCAAAGAAGAAAAGAATAATGGCCGAAAAGGGAGAGATTCGGCCTGATGGCAGGCCAGACCTGGACAATTATATTAAGCTTTTTAAAGATGCTGCAAATTCTATTCTTTGGAAGGATGATTCCCAAATTGTAGAGTATTTACCAGGGACAGGGAAGTATTATTCTGAAACACCAAGATGGGAAGTTGAATTAGTAAGCATTGAAGAACAAAAAAGGAGATGAAAAAATGACCATTAATGAACTTTCTATTGGGACAAACTTAAACGGGACAAGGTTAATTTGTCCTGTTTGCGGGCAAGATTGTGGGATAGAAGGTAGCCTAGAAGAATTGAGCATTAGAGTATCTTTTGACATAAAAGATTTAGATGGGAAATATTGTCTATACTGTTTTGCTAAGTGGATTAAAGACAATATCCCATTATTAAAAAGAGTGGAAGAAGAAGGAAACAAGGAGAAAACAAATAATGCCTACTAAACCCAAGACTAGCGACAGACTTGTGGCATGCAGAATATGCCATCACCCTCCCTATGAGGCTGTTGATCTTACGGAGCACATACGAGACTATCATGCTATCACCGTAGAAGAATATAAAAAAGACTTTCCAGATGCCCCTATTAGCTGGAAGGATAAGGATATTGAAGAGGATGAAAAGAAGTATATAGATAGGATGAAGGAGCAAATGGATGAAAGATTTAGAGGGGGGGCAGGAATATTAAGGGCAAAGATAGACCCCCAAACTCGTGAGAAAATTCTTTCGGAGATTGAAAAATTTGAAAAAGAACGAGAGACCAGTTTACACAATATAGAAGAGGCATTGAGAAAATATCCTGAAACTGAGGCAAAGGAAAGGGCAAGATCATTGATTGGGCAATGCAGAACTCTTGAGATTAAATATTTTGCCCTACAGAAAATGGCATTGGATAGAGATGAACTTGTTAGCGAAGCCGAAATGAATATCTCTAAGATGGTTTTGCAAACTGTAGGTACGCTGAAAGATATGCTCAAGGTTCTTGAACAAGAATACCAGACAGAACTAGCCCACGAAGATACCGTAAAAATCTACCAGGAGGAGCAAAGGAAGATCAAGGAGTTTGTTCAGCAAAATATTGGTGAGTTTTCTTTCAGATGTAATAACTGTCATCATATCTTAGAGGCTGGTGGTTTAGATAAATGGTATTACGAATATGAAAACGAAGATAAGGACACCAAGTACCATGTTTGGTCAAGGGAACTCTGGTTTTTATGGGAGAAGGGCATTATACCTTACTGGATAATACCTTTTGTGTTAAGGACCGGGGTGTTGGGGGTTTTGTATACCTATAGAAAGAGGAATAATATTGACAATATGGATAGTGCTTTGAAGAAGCTAGGAATATCTTGGGAAGACCTTGAAAAACAGGAAGAACAGTATAAGGAGATATTGCAAGAGTGGGAAGAGAAGGAATTGAAGGAGTATAAGGAGACGTTTGGGGATGAGTGAGAAAAAGGGAATGGTAATCACCTTGGACGACCTGAAAGATGGGGTTGACCCGATAAATAAGATAATCTGTGGGGATTGCATAGAAGCGATGCGAGAAATACCAGATAACTATGTTGATACTGTTATTACTGATCCTCCCTACGAGTTAGGCTTTATGGGAAAGAAATGGGACTCCTCTGGTATTGCTTTTCAGGTTGAAGTATGGAAAGAGGTTTTAAGGATTTCTAAACCAGGGGCAATGCTTCTAGCTTTTGGTGGTACTCGTACTTATCATCGCCTGACCTGTGCTATTGAAGATGCAGGATGGGAGATAAGGGATTGCATCCTTTGGGTTTATGGTAGTGGCTTCCCCAAGAGCTACGACATCAGTAAGGGGATTGACAAGATGCTTGGATGTTACTTAGAGGGTGCTATATTGCCATCTTCAAGAAAACCAGGAGTAAATCCTTCTGAAATAGCCGTTACTTTTCGCAAAAAGACAGCTACGAACCCCCAGTCTGAAGAAGCCAAGCTCTGGAATGGTTGGGATACAGGTCTTAAGCCTGCTGTTGAAATGATAACCGTCGCCATGAAGCCCCTTGAAGGCACATTCGCTCAAAATGCCTTGGAATGGGGAGTTGCAGGATTTTGGATTGATGGGGGGCGAGTATTATTAAATGGCGAGAGGCCACCAAGTGGTAGTGCAAAACGAGTTTATAAAAACAATAAATATACAGATGAGAAAATATATGGAGACAATAAACAAACGCCATCCAAAGGTCGCTACCCTGCAAATCTAATATTGGACGAGGAAGCAGCAAGGATGCTGGATGAGCAGGTTGGAACTCTAATAAGCAAATGGAGTAAAAGTAAAGCAAAGCTGGGTGAAGGCATGTTTTTTGGTGATAGATATGCTGAAGAGAGACGTGACCAATGCAATCAATTTGTAGGTGATTCAGGAGGTCCTTCCCGCTTCTTTTATGTTGCCAAAGCATCACGTTCTGAACGTGAGAAAGGTCTTATAGGCTATATACCGTGTGTAAAGTGTGGCGGATTGGATACTTTATATCATATAGACAAGAATGGCAATAAAGTTAAATGTATACGCAATGACCATCCTACTGTTAAGCCCCTTGAACTCATCGAATATCTTTGTAAGCTAACTATGACACCAACTAAAGGAATTGCCTTTGACCTCTTCCTCGGCTCTGGTACAACCGCCGTAGCTGCTGAAAAACTAGACAGAAAATGGATAGGAATCGAAATCAATTCTGAATACTGCAAAATAGCAGAGAAACGAATCTTAGATGAACGAAAGCAATTGAGGTTAGATTTTAACCAAGAGGAGAAGACAGTATCGACAGAACAGTTGACGTTTAATTTTGCTTAAGAGGGAGTAAGCACCCCTATTATTTCCATCTGATTGCAAATAAATAACATTAGCTTTTCAGGCTGAAGAAGACTTTAAATAGGATTTACATTGAAGGGAAGACTAGAATACATAAAGCGGAATTGGAAAATGATAATCCACTTACTGATTGGAACATATAGATTCGGCGTAAATAATCAATGGTGGAGTCCATTTGATTCAATGTTTGGTATTGCTGGCCCGGTGAGTTCAACTATCAACAAAACAATTGATGTTTAATTTTGCTTAAGAGGTTAGCTTTTCAAGCTGAAGAATGTTAGTAACAAAGGAGGAATTATGTCAAGCAACTACTCTTTAATAATCTTATGTCTAGGGATTGCCTTAGTTGTTGTGCCCTGGTCGTTATATGCGATTAAGCTATATTTCGGTAAAAAGAATAAGGACATCACAAAACAACCAGAAGGTATCATCAAGCAGAAGCAGTTAGAACTAATGGTATCTGATTACAAGGAGCGTTTAGGATTAGCACCAAAACGTGGTAGCAGGCATGCCCAATTGACTCATGCCGAGTTGAAAGCTGAGACGTTATTTTTTGTCGATAAATTGAGAGATTTTCAAAACGAGTATGACGAAGAGGCGAAGAAGATTGATGAAAACTCACGGACATGGATAGTTAATGGGCAGACAGAAGAGGAAAGAGACAGGATAAGGGCAGGGGAGAGAGACAAAGAAGTAGCCAAACTGTTTGCAAAGTGTATTGCCGAGTATAAGAAACGATTTAAGGATGATGCCATTCTTCTCCGAGATGAGCTATCTTCACGATTGTCAGAAGATGCCAGGGCCAACAGAAAATGCAACGATGCTATGTATGATTCCCCAAGTATCGTTTTTGTTGGATGGATTGCGGATGAATTGGCAATGTGGGCAAAGATGCTGAAATAAAAGGCAAAACGCATGACAAGCCAACCCTAACCAAAAGATGCACCGGACGAGCCGGTGATCTTTGTGTTAGGTACTATCGACTACAATAATAAGGTGCTTCAGAATAAAATGTTAGAGCATCCAGTTTTTGCTATTGCCAAGCGCGATTTCTGTAAGTTTTAGGGAACGGAAGAACATATTGAACACATTGCGAACTTGCTTCAAAAAATACAAATCTCCCAAAAGACGAACCAAAGAACAGGACTTAAAACTATCGTTCTATTTCCTGACAAAAGCTAATCGTCCAATATTTGCGGACTATTGGATGCAAAAATTGGAAAGCGTATATTGTTTTAAGCTCTATTACTTCCAGATACCTGTCATTCTATGTGAGTCTTGTGTGATGGCAGCAGCAAGAAGAACAGGCAAATCTTCTGTTTTAGAATCCTGCATGTTGCAAGATGCTATCAATTCATTTAATGCAGAGATTATGCTTGTTGCACACAGAGAATCGCAGATTGACCAGAGAGAGCGGAGTCTACAAAAGGCTTTTCTCCACATAAGATTTTTAACCCAGTTTTTATTAACAGGAAAGAAAACGGGGTCAATTGTTCTTGGAAAATCCCTTTATGAGTATAAATTGAAACATAAAGGGGCAGCCTTTATGGGGAAGGCAGGAGAAAAAGATTTAGGTGAAACCATCGTAGGCCAAAACCCTATCCATAAGTATGTTGAAGAGGCTGGTTTCTTCCTCAAGAAAGCATGGGATAAATTCTCCAAAACAAAGTCTGTCAGAGGAGCAACGGAGAGATTCTTTGGTACTTGCGACATTGTAACCGCAGATAGTCCTCTGTATTTAGCTGATACAAAATGGGATGAAACTTTTGCCCATGCTCGTTTTCATATAGCCCAATTACTTGAAAGGCATTATTCAATTGCAGACTTCAGGAATGACATCGACATGTATGGTTCTGAAAAAGATCCTCGATGTAGAAATCTAGTTTTTGGGGAATTTGCTGCATTTTACAAATTGCCGTGGGATATTGATTCGATACGAGCCTGTTGCGAAGATATTAAAGAAGTCTCTTTCTATAAGACGATTATTACTGGCAAAATGTATGAAAATAGCACTCCTGATCAATTTTTGTCAGATCTACCCAAACTAGACCCTAATATATTTGATAAAGTTGGTATTGGAATGGATGTCGGCTTAATTCATACGTCAGTTATTTTGTTTTTTGCCCATCATATAAAAAGAGATAAGTGGTTTCTGGTTGGGGTTGTGTCTCTTATCCAGGAGGTTATTTCGGATTATCAGGCAGAGATTTTAGATTATGTTATGGATTTCTATAGAGAATCATGGGCTGGAGTGGACATAACAAACAATCCAGCTATAGTTACTACATTGAGAAATGAGAAACACAGGGGATATGCTGGCAAGAACTATGCTGATAGACTTATAGAGGTATCTTTTAATAAAAAGGCTGATCTTGGTTGGGAGGTAGACCCAAAAACAAAAAACCTTCCACCGAGTAAGAGGAAGTATATAAAAAAAGAAGCGGAGATGAAGGTTTTCACAATTGATAAATTAAACAATATCTTTAAGAAGAAAGGGTTTGTTTTACCAAAGGAATTTGAGGATGATTTGATAGAGGACTTTCAGAGTGAAAGAGAATCTATAAGCATGACAACAGGGAAAACTACGATAAGGACACCAGAGAATGTGCATATTCCAGAGGCGTTTAGGTGTTTTGTATTGGCCTTACATGAGAAGGGGAACTCAAAAGAAATGCCACAGAGACCTCAGAGTGAGTTTTGTGCTCCAGAGGTAGGGCGAAGTGTATGGGAGTGATAGGTGGAACCAACAGTAAGGTAAGGGAAGCCAATTGCACTGACATCCTCGAACCCCTAGAGGGTCAATGGATAGCACTAATGTCAGGTGGGGTGAGTGCTCTTTGTGAGCGGATTGGCAATAGTGGGGGTTGGTTCCACCAAATAGACAGAAAGAAGGTGAATATTATTAAACGTAAACCAGGTTTTGAATGGGTTGTATATGCTTGTGGGGGAATGTAATTCAATGTCCTTACTGCGGGCGTGCCAATTTTTATGATTATGATCCAGAGAATAAATTGCAATATCGTATTGATGCAATCTAAAAAGCTGCCGTAGGTCGGCTAAACGTTAGTTACAGGAGGGATTAATATGTCAGTGCAAGATAAAATTAGCATTAAAGAGACCGTAGATTATCTAAATGATCTGCTTAAAGTAGACCCTGATGCAATCAATGCTCTATTTTCCATACGTGTTGGTTGTAAT